AGTACTTCATACCTACCAGTGTCTTCCAGAATAAGGAAGCTGTTATCGAAAGTTTCTACACTAAAGCCAGACCGTTCTTCGATACCAAGACTGAGACTGAGCCTCCTGCGCCTACTCACTTCATCATTCGCGACAGTACCAATGGTGATCAACTTATCTCTACTCCGGTAGAGCTTGATAACTACGGTGCTGCATGGACTCTGATAGATCCTAGCAGGAAGCTTAATGGAACTACTGTGCTGGTTGAGTTCTTAAGACTGGTCGACAGTACTTTTACCATCCTCTATGGAGTACCGGTAGACGTACGACTTGGCACGTACAATACGGAGAATGACTAATGACTATCGCCCGTATTTACATGGAAAATCTTCAAGCTGCTGAAGAAGAGAAGACTGAAAAACCTAAATCTATCTACGAAGAGTTATTTCAACTTAAGAATATACTGAAAGAATTTAAGTATCACAGTACTGAAGAAAATAATAAAAATACTAAATTAGCTCCACCTGAAGAATGTTATAAACGCAGATACGGAATCTGCTTCGATTTAACTGGTGCGGCTGCGTACATTTGGAAGAATATCATTAAATCCAAACGTAACTGCAGAGCTATACTGGAATACATGCCTAAGACCACAGAACCTAGAATGCTCTACGCTGCTCACGGCTGTATGACTATCGAAGATGATGACGGTAAAAGCGTATTCTGGTTACAGCCACACATGTGTGCTAAATGTACTATTTACAAATATACCTGCTATGATTCCATTTACTGTGATATTCAGCGTGAACTAATAACCAACAACGCTGCTAATATCGCATGGGGATTTACTGGAAAATCTTTGTACGACCAACTGAAAGAGAAAATCATCAACAAGATAGATGAAGCTAAGCCTCATATCTCGCTGTACGATCCTCTGGATGAAGCACTGTACAAAGGTCACCCTGGTATACTGGAAATTTGTAAGCGTATACTTAAATTCTATGGGGAAATAGATCTAAATAAAGTAGATCCTGAACGTGTGAAAGATTCTGTAGACCAAATAATTTAATCCCTAGTTGCAAGTTAGTAATAACTTGCAACTATTTTAATTCGGAGTTTATTTATGACATTGAACGAAATCATTAAAACTTTCATGCAGATGGTAGATAAATTCTACGTCCGGAAGAAAGATGCAGGTAATCTTGGTAAACACTATTCGGTTATCATCGATTTCAGTAAAAGTGATCCCGGCGGGATGATCTCTTATGCCGACGATGTAGACCGTGCACCCATGAGCCTGGATTGGTTCAATATACTTGGGCTTAAGCTCTGCGTACTTAAAGACGGCAAGGTACTCTATTACCTCAATCCCGATAATGTAGCTAAACAGATCAACGGAGCTGCTGCTGATATAACCACTTTAGGCAACGACGTTATGCTAGAAGTTCCCCGTATGGGCACTAACTGCATGTGGATCAACCGAGATAAACTTAAAATAACTATTACTACTGCACCTAATCGTGCAGGATACGATTATAGAGCATTTAGTTTACATAAGTACAACGACTGTGACAAAATCTACATCGGTAGATATGAAGCATACGCTACTGGAAACAAATTATACAGCAGTAGTGGTAAAACGCCATCAGTATCGCAAACTGTTACTACATATCGTACGTGGGCCACTAATCGCGGCACTGGTTACACGCACACTGGTATTTGCGACAACATTTTACTACAATGCATATATCTCTTAATTACAAAAAACTTTAACTCACAGGCTACTATCGGGCAAGGCATTTCTACTGGTAACACCCACAATACTGGTGAAGCTAATACCTTTGGCTGGTTAAATAATCACTCCACTAACAAAAATAGTACTACAACAGCTATATGCTGTTTAGGTATAGAAAATTGGTGGGGTAATATTTGGGATAATGAAGACGGTAGTATTAAAACAGCCGATACTAATAATATACTTATGGCGCAATACGCAGATCAATATAACACCAGCGGAACTGGATATGAGGTAGTTGCTACAAATATAATAGATCAAACTGAACATTATGAATATCAAGCGAGATGCGCCGGTTTACCTAAATTCATTTTCATGCCTGATAGAAATAGTTTCGTTGCAGAAAATCGTAGCGAAACGACTTATATGTGTGATATGACTTCTATCACTAGTAATTTAACGACACTTCCTATATGGGGAGGATCGTGGATGCACAATGCACATAATGGCGCATTTTGCCGTTTTTACGATATGATAGCTGAAACATTTACATCAATTGACGCTGGTTCTCGCCTCGTCTACAAGCACGTAGAGGGGGGGGGGTGCTTAACACTTCTTATTATCTTATCATTAAACCAGATGCAGCTGCTTCGGCGGTTGCATCTCTTATTATTATCAATATCAAGATGCAACCCTCTAGAGGGCTGCATCTTCTCGCAATGAAATAGGCTAAATAACTATTAAGGTATCGATCATGCCATTCGACTTTAATGCATTATTTCCAGGTATGGAAGTTATCAGCTTCCAGAATGAATCCAAACTGGGTAAAGACCTGGAAGCTATCTTTCAAAAGGTATTAGATTATAAAGAGACAATAGACTACTCCAGGTGCGGCCCTAGCGATGAAGAAAAACGTATATACAAAATCAATAAAGTACTAGACTACGCCACTAGTTATCTTATTCCTGCATTTAAGAAAGTAGTATTCGAAGATACTGGTCTAACCTGTAATTCTGTAAATATGGTAGGCGGGCCGGAAGTAGGAATAACTAACACAACAGGTATTTGTATCTGTATATCCGAACTAACCGTAGCGGCTAATCAAAGACAAGGCGTGGCTACTGGTGATATATTACGGCGTGCTGCACTAGACAACCGCGTAGAAACTATCAATCTCTATAAAGAATTAGCTGATTGTATCGACCTAAATAAAAGCCAATTAACCAGAACCCATTTAAGTGACGGAAGACTTATTACGACTCCGTTCGTAAATATGGACGTGAACGTTCTATTTCTCTTAGAAGAATTTGTACCGGCTTCAGTTGCTGAACCTTTTACTGCTAAAGAGATAACGGCTATCTTCCTTCATGAAGTTGGCCACATCATGACTTTTATAGAGCATGCTGCCGATACATACGTAATAACAGAGCGTATCAAAAAAATAGCTGTCAACACTGATAATATCAAAACTATCAAAGACGCAAACGATTGGGTTGACGCCTACGACAAGAAGATTATTCCTGATCTTCAGAAGCAACTAGCTAAATTAACTTCAGCCCAGATACCAGATCCTAGAACAATAAAGCCGTTAAAGGATACTCTGGCAGCGATAGTATCAGTACTATCAACAATAAAATCTATACTCCGTGGTGCAGCCCCTGTAGTAAATGCAGTTTACACAGTAAGTGTTATCTTCTTATCAGCTGTTAATGTTGTGTTTAGAACGCTATCAGCTATAGTAACCGGTGTATTCACTTTACTAATGCAATATTCCAATACAAGTATGGCATATGCTGCATGGCATGCAGATGGAATATGGACCAAGTATGGAACTAAAGTAGCCGATAAAAGAAGTACTAAGAATAACGCATTTCTTGCTGAAAGATGGGCTGATGAATTTGCTACTCGCCACGGTTACGGCGATGAGCTTATCTCAGCATTAGCTAAAATGGGTAAAGCTCAGGATTATGGTAGAGTTGTTGTAGCTAGTGATTCAACCTTAGTTAATTCAGGGATCATTAGTGCTATCGTAGCTACGTTTGCATGGCTCTGCACTACCTTTAACCCTATAACTAGATTATTCTTCCCTTCTAACTACGAAGATGATTTTTATCGTGCACGTCGTGTCGTGCAAAACATGAAGCAAAGATTCAAGGAAGAGAAGATTCCAGCTATACAGTGCGATGCTCTGTTGGCCCAGTTAGATAGAGCTGAAAAACTTACCGCAGCTAACAAATCTATTCAGCACACTAGCGTTTTCGAGACATTACGCAATATCTTAGATAACGTTATTGATCCGTTTGCTTGGATAGAAATGCTCAAAGACGGTAAACTGGATAGAGACTTTGCAATACTGCAAAATAGCTTAGACGATCTCTCCAGTAATAAACTCTACGTATTGTCTCACCAATTAAGCAGACTTTAATTTTAACCAGAATAGGAAAGTTTAATTATGGCATATAACTTTGAGGCTCTATTTCCAGGTATGGAAGCAATTCGCTTCCAGGAAAATTCTCAGCTAGGCCGAGATCTGGAAAGTATTTTCCAAGATGTACTCGACTACAAAGAGAGTATCGATTACGGCAAACGTGAAACTACCGACGACGCTAAGCGTTTGTTTAAGATTGAGCAAGTATACAACTATGCTGTTAAGAATCTGGTACCCAATTTCAAAGATGTACTGGAACAAGACATTGGGCTAACCTGCAAGAAGATTCGTATTGTAGGTGGTAACGTTAACGGACTAACTGGAGCTATGGCCGTAGTCGTTGATCTTTCCGGTATGAGTTCCGGATTTGACACCAACATAAGCAAAGCTGTTGGTAAGCCTATTGTAGCTCCGGAAAGTGATAAGCAGAAAGAAGCAGCAGCACTATTCGGCGAATTAGCTGATTGTATTGATCTAGAAACCAGCCGTGTAACCGAGAAACAATTAAGCGATGGAAGAATCATTACCATACCGTGCGTATACATGGATGTTAACACCATGTTCCTCATGGAAGAATTTGTACCAGCTTCAGCAGCCGAGCCGCTTACTGCTAAAGAAATGGCAGCTATTTACTTACATGAGATAGGTCACGTCATGACTATCATGGAGCATGCTGCCGATATCTACGTAGTTACCGAACGAATTAAGAAATTTGCTGGCAATAAACGTAACTTTGAAACTCTTGATGAAATTGATACTTATATCAACTATATTGACAAAAAAGTTATTCCTAAACTTAAGCAGCGTGTTAAGACTATGAAACTGGATGGTGAACTTACCACAGCAATAGTTATTATCCTCAACTCTCTACTTAATCTACTTTCAGCCATACTTGCCGGTATACGTTTACTAACTAGAGGAGCGTCATCTGGCGTTAACTTTTCTTACAACGTAGTTTCTCTACTGTTAGTTCCGCTCAACTTAGCGTGTAATCTCATCGGAACAACTGTAGCTGGCATATTTCTTATATTGACCAATGCAGCAACACTCTGTTTTGCCAGCAACTATTACGATGAATCCACTAAAACTTACAAATCGTCTGACAGAAAGAATACTCGTAACAATTCATTCCTGCTAGAACGTTGGGCTGATGAGTTCGCTACTCGTCACGGTTACGGCGATGCGCTTATCTCAGCATTAGATAAAATTAGAGGTGCTTTCGACTACTCCAATATAGTGTCAGGTCGTAGTTCTTTCATTGCGCACAGTAGTTTCCTGTGGGGAATAATGTCGTTGTTTATTTGGGCATCCTCCAAATACGGCAACATCGTAGGTAAGATCTGCAAGACTCCTACTTACGAAGACGACTATTATCGTGCACGCCGTATTCTACAGGGTATGAAACAGAGATTCAAGGAAGAAAATATCCCTGAGCTCCAGTGTGATGCGCTTTTGACACAGTTAGAGACTGCTGAAAAGAAAGTAGCCAGCATGAAAGCGGTAGAAAATACCACTATCATCGAAATGCTGGGCAATATCTTTGACAACATTGTCGACCCCATTACCTGGATCGAAATGCTTAAAGATGGTAAAATGAATAGAGACTTCGCTATTCTCCAAAATAAGCTCGACGATATCTCCAGCAATAAGTTATATAGCCTATCGTACAAGATGATGAATCTTGGTGCTTAATTTTTTAACGATACCAGTTCTCCAAAGACGGAGAACTGGTATTTTTCATTCATTAGTCTTTCAGATATATATTACTATATTGGACGATTTATAGCCTCGTCCAAGGAGGGATTTGTAATGTGAGTAATAATCAAGATTCATCGCTCAGTTGCAAAGAATATCAGACTAGTGTTCCGTTGACGAAATCTGATTTTCATCTGCACACTGAGTTTGGCATACGAAACCAGACTGGCAGAACACTGTACATGATGTCAGGATCTGGGAAAGTGACGATCATCCCCTATGTGGGATCGTATCGAGATGAATCAAGAGTAGATAACGGTATAGCTATCAGCTATATCCAGAGGGATATAGGGTTACCCGATAAGTATAATGCTGTTCGGGATATCTCTATTGATGACAATTTGGCACGAGTCGATCTATTTATCAATAATAGTAGACTGCACAGACTAGGCAACGGTGGAACGTATATCGATACGCCCTACTATGTTGCTGAACTTGGATTTGTTATATCATTCAACAGTAACCTGGATGTGCTTAAACAAGCACATCCTGGGTTCAGAAACTCTGTACCAACATATATAGCATCTGCATTAAAAAGAACTCCGCAAGAAGTTCCTGGTGCAGCTCCGCTATACATAATCGCAAACAGCCACAACACAAGTATTAACAAGTTGTATGTAATTATCAATGACTCAGTGTGTACAGTTAACGTGGGTCATGATTTTTCTACAAATGAATTGCTTGATATTTATGTTGCAAATGTATCAGGAGATGTATTAAGGTATCACATGCTAACTAAGGCAGGTTTCGTGAGTATATCAGAACCTGCCAAGAATGCATTTTGCATCTGGGGTATAGACAAAGATGCCGTATATAAACGGTTTGTCAGTATCAAAGATGAAAAGGCAAAATTGTTATCGGTATCTGAAGTAGATGATAGAATTGCGGACGCCCTTAGGGAAGCCAACGAGAAAATAGCTCAGCTGGAAAAAGAAGCCAGTACTGAGCACGATCGTAATGAGCTCCTTGTCAAGGAACGCGATAACTACAAGAAACAGGTAACCGAAATAAACGAGTCTGCCAAACAGACTCATGAACAGGAAATGCTTCAGCTTAAAGCTGAAATAACCAGGAAGGAGACAGAAGCTAAGCGAACTCAATTAGAGTTCGAGGAAAGAACACGTCGGGCTGAGGAAGATGCAGCCAGACTGAAACGAGAAGATGACGAACGTCGTCGGAAATATGACGACGATGTTCGTGAAGCTAAATTACGTGAGGAACGAGCACAACGAGAACATGAAGATCGAGTACGTAGACTCGAAGAAGATCTACGAGAAGCAAAACTCAGAGAGGAGCGTGAAGAACGTCTCCACGATGAGAGAATGAGACAAATGGCCGACGAGGCTGAAAAACGTAAGAACGAGTACGACGAAGCAATTCGATTGTCGAAATTGCAGGAAGAACGCGATAAGCAACTTAACGGCGTCCGAAGTAGTAGATGGGCAGTTGTTGACACGGTTGTGAAATCATTAGCAGCGATAGCTACGGCTGGTATATCGTTGTATGCAGCAATGCATAGTTCACAAACTGTAATTCAGCAACAAAAAGCGGATGTAACCACTAGTTGGATCAAAACAATAGCATCAGTTGCATCTGCAGCATGTTCTATATTCACGGTCGTTAAACGATTATGAATAAGTTAGTTACTAAATAAATAACAAGAGGAGTCTCAGACACGAGTAGCCATCGTGAAGAGACTATAAGGCTTACAAATGTAGAGGTAGCCACTCGAAAAGTAAGATATGACTCTATGTAAAGGTTAATTAAATATTAGGGTAGCCACTTAATATAAAATTATAATCTTTATCTGTTATTTATTATGTAACTGGCATATAGAATATGAAGTTTACATAACTAACCTAGGAGTTGTGATGAGCTTACGTGAAGTCATTGACGACATCGATCGTCAGTTACCGCAGTTCAACGACAAGTTGCTGCTTGAGTACAACAAGAACCTGATTAACAGTTGCCCTGAGTACGTTGATCGGGTGTTCAGACATGCAGTTGAGTACATTAACGATGCACTCAGAGACTTGAACAGGGAGCAGAATGCCACTATTTATGCGGCACCTACTGCGTATGTAGAACCGACTACTGTTGAGTACATTGGTCATCGGACGATGAGTCCGCTTGATCAGGTTAAGTACGAGATCAACAAGGGACTTAGTAAGGATAAGGTAAGTATAGAACGTGACGAGAAAATACTCGAAGAGTACTCGTTTAGAGTTAATGGTGAGTTATATACCGTTGCCCTGTACTTACCGTTTTGGATAAACAACGGTCTCATCATGAACGGTAAAACCTATGCAGTCAAGCACGTACTTTGTGACAAGATTGTAAGGATACCGTCCGGTGATGGAATCATGCTGAGAGTTATGAGATCACCTCTCCATTTCTGGAGAAATGAAGAAATAGTTCTCAAGGATATTCACGGAAAGGAAACTAGTGCTAAGTACGTAACCGTGAAAGCGCATTACAAGAATTCTACCAACAAGATTTATAAACGTACGCCTCTTGTACTTTATCTTCTTGCAGAGTATGGTCTTGTTAAAGCTATGGCACTTTTAGGTTACGGCGGACGTATTACCCTTAGTCAGACAGCGGACGAGGATGACGATGTATATCTGTACTTCCCTGTCTTGCCTGACATATATGTTAAGTGTGAAGCAGCTTCGTTTTCAGACATTTCGTTTAGACGAGTTGTGGCATCTTTAGTTTATATACTCAAGTTAGCCGCACCTGACATTGAAGACTTTGCCCAACTATCTGGCGGTAAAGAGTATCAATTTGCTCAGTTATTTGATACACCTCTTTATGTAGCCACTATTGGCAAGATTATCTACGGACAGAAAATAGCTTATAACCAGGCTAAAGGACATGGTGAATCGCATCTGGCTTCTCTGAAGACTTATGTAGACACTGTATCCCGTAACGAGTTTAAGAGAGATTACAATATCGATATCAAGAACATCTTTGATCTATTTATCACTGTCTTCTTCAATATAGATAATTGGCTGGCTGATTACAGTCCCAACAATCTGTTTGAGAAGAGACTTGGGAATGTGGATAAACTCCTGAGATCGAGTATCACGACCACGTTATTCAATCGAATTTACAAGGCCGTAAGGGGTAAAGAATTGAAACCGAAAAACATCGCAGATGCTCTGCGTATACCGTCGATGAAAATCAACGATATTTACAAGGACGAAAGTATCGCTACCGGTACTGAAGCCTACAACGATGACATGCTGTTCAACCAGCTTTGTCATAAATTACTCCAGGCAAGGAAAGCAGATGGTGCCCCTGCCGGAAACGATTCCAATACCATCAACCACAAGGAACATCAATTCTCTCCTACGTTCGTGGCTATCGAAAGTATTCTGTCTATCAGTACATCTAACCCGGGTGTAGCTGGAGACATCAATCCGTTTGCACAGATAGATGACGACGGATGCTTCGATGAATCGAAGATGCCCTGGTACGAACAAATTAAGGGCCTGAGAGATCTCCTTGTACCGCTTTAATCATGATTCATTTTAGGAGAATTTTATTATGGGACAGTTTGTAAATCAGGCCCAGGCTAATTATGCCGGCCGAGCTCCCATTCAGCAGCCGGTAGTACAGCAGCCTCAGTATGCTTACGTCCAGCCGCAGCAGGGTGTACTTATGAACGTCGCTCAGCCACAGATTGACAGTGCAGCAACCAACAGATCAAGAGCATTGACTCTGCTGGATCAGATCATTAACGCTGATGTTGCACGCGGCGCTCTTAACATAGGCGTTGCTCAGAAAATCGCATCTATCCTGCAGAGCGATGCCTACAACGGTAAGTGGGATATGGATCTCGGTAACACTTTTGGACCGAGAATCTGCGGAAGCGATGAACTGGCTAGTTGGATACACAACAAGATTTCACTGTATGCTAATCAGCTGGCAGCTCAGGGTATCGAGATACGAGGCATTCCTCAGCAGGTAGTTGTACAGCCCCAGAACGTAGTGTATCCGCAGCAGGGCGTAATTCAGCCGCAGTACGGGTATGCAGTGCAGCAGCCTATGATGGTTCAGCAGCCTGGGGTTGTCCAGCCACAGTATAATTACGCTGTACAGCAGCCGCAGAATGTAGTTTATCCTCAGCAGGGGATGATTCAGCAGACCGTAGTGTATCCGCAGGGCGTTGCACAGCCTCAGAATGTAGTCTATCCTCAGCAGAATGCCGTCAGAGATGCAGCTTCTGCTAACATCAACTACATCTACGGTGATCCAGCAGAACGGACTGACTCAGGAGCACTTGGCAATCAGGTCAGTGCAACTGTAAACCCAGTGTATAACAGTCAGCCTGCAGTAGCAACTGCAGCACCGCTCAGACCTAACGAGATACAGCAGCCGGTTCCTGCGCAGCAGGTCAATCCAAATGAGAACTGGAAACCCGGTGCACCAGACATTATTGAGCAGAGTGCGGAGTTTATCAAGAAGTTATTTGGCAGCAACAATCATGCGAAGGTTATTCACGCAGACAAGTTTTATAGCTTGATTACGCATTTCAAGCCCAAGACTGCAACAGACAAACCTACGCCAGCCGAAATAAATTCAGCAGATATCGTTGTTGATACTCCAGCTGAATCTATCGCACAGGTTGTTGCGGATGTCATGAATAATAATAAGACTGCTATCACCGTACCAGCAGTACACACCATCACCGCTCAGTTAGAGCACGTTTTACATCTGCCTTATGATCTTGCCAGCAAGCAGCATGATTCTATTCAGATTATTATCAATCAGAAAGCGGAAAGCATGAGCGACGCTAACGATGATCCGATAAAGTATCTGGAAGATGTTGTAGCTCTTGGCAGGTCAGTAATAACGGCTCTTAAGACAACTGCACAGACCTATTGTGCTGAAATTTCAAATCTCGTTATCGATCTCTTCAATCAGCAGTATACTAACTGCGTGGCTTATACTGACAGCGAGGGATATCGTCACGCCCCTAGTCAGGTAGACACACTTGATGAGCTTGATAGCGCTCTTGATTTATCACATAAATTCCAGCACGAATTTAAGGCAAAAGATCCTCTGCAGTATCTGTATGCTATTAACAGATGTCTGTGGGCATCAGTCTTCGCTATTTGGTCTATTCCTGATAAGGACAAGAAGGCTCTGCCAAGCTATCTTAATCCGAACGATATTCAGGATCTGTCGCTGATACTGTCTAACAGTACTACCGGCATTTTCATCGACGGTCTGCCTGCTAGAGCAATTAAGGCACTTGATTTAAGCAGCGAGGATAGCAAGAAGAAGATCATAGCAGCGGCTAAGAATGTCTTCATTGTACTTTACAGCGCCAACATTGTACTGTCCAATATCGATCTTGGTATTAAGTCAGAAATAAAGAGTACTGCTGACTTTAAGCCTAAGGTACTGGATGATGAGTCACCGTATGCTGGACCGCTTGAGGTAACTGTCGGAAGAAAGGCATATTCGTATACCGTACTTCTGAGAGACAAGAGCACGTTTACCACGCCGTACATAGCTAGTGCAGGTCTCGGCGGTAAACTTACCCTGCGTAAAGTACAGTTGTGCACACGACAAAATTGTAAGTAGTTAGTCTTCTTAAGAAAGCTAATGCAGTGCCACCCGAAAGGATGGCACTGTCTACTATAGGTAGTAGTCTAGGCATAAGCCTAGACTACTATTTTTTATTTTTTCTAAAATGAAAAAGTTCATCAAAAATACAGTTATATATAATTAGAGTGGATGCTAGGATTAAACTTAGTATGCCAAGGGTCAAGCAAATATTCGTTTCTAATATTTATGGAGGATTCTATGAATAAGCTTGATAAGATTGTTCGGTTTGTGATTGTGGTTTATACCACTATCACCGCCATCTTCGGATGGCACTACCTCCTCAAGGAGGATGACGAGTCGGTCAAGGGGAAGCGCGACAGCTTCTCTGAGGCTGATGAGAACGACGAAAAGTCTGACGAGGAGGATTATGTCTCTGAGTCTGACGCAATAGACCTAGCGTTTGACGCAGCGTTTGACGCTGCTAAGGAGGCTGTAGACGATGCAGACCTTTCAGGTCTGCTGCTTGACATGATCGGGAGTGACTATAACTCCTGGGATGCCAAGGAATATCTGGAGTCTAAGCTTCGAATGGCAGTTGACAATAATCAGCTCGCCATCAGCGAAGCAAAAGACCTTCGGAGAGCTGTAAATAATTCCAGCGATCCCGATAAATATTCGGGAATAACCGGAAAACTTAGCCGCAAGATTGATGAGTATATTACTCATAAAGCGGCCGAGCTTTATAATGAGGCCAAATTCAATCACGCTTCTTCGTCAAAGAAGTAAAGCAAGATTGAATTAGCTAAGTTATGCCGGAAGGGGCAGCTGCATAAGCTGCTCCTTCTTTTTTTTATTTTTTGTTTAATCTAACAATATAACTACATCACGTAAATCAAGTTCGTTAGAAGTAATACCGGCAGTGATATCGTAGTTCAGTCTAACTACAATCTTATCATCCTTATCCCGATAAACCTCAGCATTTACATAAGCAGGCCTATCCTGATGCGTGAAAGATGCGTGTCCTTTCAGTACTTCCGATCCCTGATTAAATCTAATAATAACCGGGAATTGGAAACCATTGACTTCTTCAATATCCAGTTTAATGCCAGTAAACTTTCTAATGTTACAGCTCTGATCTATCAGCAAGTTATCGCTGATCTCAAAATACTGCCAACCTTCAACCGGACGGTTGAGTGCCTTAGTACCAGCCCAAGCAATATGCCCTTTACGGAACGGTACCAGCATCGATTCCTGCTTAGAAGCATCCAGTAGATCACTCCAGGTAGAAGTTCCATTAGGCAGTAAGAATTCACTATCCTGCGGAGTAGTTACAGTCTTAACTTCATCTACCAGTTTCCAGCAGCTCTCATTACCGGAGATATCCTCAATAGCAAGAGTCTCTTCCACCATGTTCTTTAGCTCAAATCCTAACTGAAGATATGCTCCAGTAGCATCGCCATCTTCATCCCAAACTACACGAAGTTGAGGCTGGATAGCTAAATCTACTTTACCGTAATCTACAAATGGAACATATCCGCGAGGATAGTTCTCTGAAACTACATTAATATTTACTCTATCATTTTCACTGTTGTTTAGATCTACTGATACAGCAGCAGTAAACTGAATATGACTTAAATCAGTCTGTAATCTAAATGTAAACGTATCAGCTGTACAAGGTGATGTACCCGTGCCATCTACGTTATATAAACTGGCAATAGTGTACCAGTGAAGTCCACTCTTAGCAGAGTAAATCTTCATACGAGTACATTTACCATTACTGACATCTCCGTACGAAGGAACTCCCTGTAATCTTCTCATGTTGCTCTCCAATGTCTCGATACGCCTAAACAGAGAACTCATAACCTCAGTAGTGCCAAGAGTATCCTCAGTAACTGTCTTAGCCTCATTGAGATAATTGATGACGTTATAAGTTTGCTTAAGCATCTCACGATAGTTGTCAACTGTTACATCACCACCATAAGCGTGATAAGATACAGTTACCGTACCGGTAATAGGTGCAGCTATCAGAATAAAGTTATATACCGGAGATGTATACGAACTGGCTTTGGTTTTAGCTTCGCTCATGCCAGCAATGAAGTAATCAGTACCTAAAACTAATGTAGTATTAGAATCAGGATGCTTAACTGTTACACTGTCATAATAGAAACTGCCACCTTTGGGATAGATAACATATTTTTTGTTCGGCACATCAATAACGTGTGCTTCATCAGTTACGATATTATTATCATTAGTACAAGATTCATCTAATTCAAAAAGAATACTCTCTGATGAATCTACAGACATAATGTCAGTAACATCGTTGTTCAATATCTTGAGCTGCTCAATAGATTTAATTACATCAAGCATTAACTCAGGTGTAACATTTAACGGCTCGTTGTGAAAGTAAGCTGTTTTTATCTGATTGGGATATAACCGCTGATACGATACAGATATAGTGTACGTAGTACCAACGGTTACACCTTTCAGCATCTTTATACCGGAACAGAGTGTTTTATTGAAGCTGGGATCGATAAGCTTAGCTCCTGACGTATCATTGTCACAGGTAGCTACCAGCTCATCGGTTACCGTATAATCAGTATCATACACCAACTCTTGATCGGATACACCGCCAGAGATAACATATACATGTATACTATCTGCGAAAACGGTGGCATCGAAATCTACTATCTGTCCATACTTAAAGATACGATAAATTTTATTACTTTCAGCGTAGTTAGATAATGAACCGGTTAGGTCCATAGTTAAATTACTCATTTACTAACCCCCACTGGATTGCGACTGTTGTGATAGTTGAGATACCTGAGACTGCAAATTCGCTATAAGTTTCTCATATTCCTTAATAGCTGTATTAGCCTGAGATAACTGTTTCTGCAGCCTAAGATTCTCTGAATAATAATTCAGAACTTTAAGTTTTGATTTATCCCTTTCGGCTAACACGTTCTTATACTGCTCATCAGTCAGCCACTGTTCTTTGATAGTAACAAAGTTTATATCTGGAGTAATTCCATATGTAGCTTCTACTATCTCAGTAAAAGTATGTTTCATGAAGTTGAGCAGCGTAGGATCTTTAGTTAGACCGATGGTAGAGATCATACCGAACTGATAATACCTGGAAACATTGAAGTCTGGAGTTTCAGCTACAAAATACATCGAAACAAACATTGTTACTTCGACGCTATCAGAGCCAGGCTGCACTAGCTTTAACATTTTAGCTTCTCTGACCTCAGCCAGAACTTCTTCCATATCAGCTTGTGTCTTTTCATTAGGCGTAAACCAGTTGTCCATCAGGTTACCGCCATCGGAGATATACTCAGAGTAAGTCATTATCTTAGCTACTTTGTAAATACCGTTAAATTTTTCATAGCCATCGATAAAGACAAAATTATATATAGCTCCAGGATTAGGTACAATTATGCTAGGCATTTATAATTTTACCTCTTAAGTATTATTAACTATCTTTTCATAGGAATCTCTGGTCATGATCAGGTACTCAGCTGTATCCTGAGCAAATACCAAGTAAGTATTGCCTCCGGATTCAGTCTGCTGGTAACGACCTGTAGCAGCGACTCCATTTACTATAGCCATAGCCTCATTAAGTTTAATAGAAAACTCTTGAGTAGTACCATCCATATACTTAAAACCAGGTTCCTGAGAACTATAGTCCTGATAGGTAGGATGAGCTACTCGCACTGAAAAGAGATCTGTATTATTAGGATCTGGCAATACTAAAAGAAGCATTTTACTTTGGGCATTGGTTAATGCTTCTAAGTAATTTGTTCTAAACTCGTCAGTATAATCGCTATAAACCTTGGTAGCTACACTCTGAAGCTTACCTATATTCCAGACACTAGGATAATAGTCTTTCCCTGCTCTAGAGATATACTTATCATACAGAGGGACTATATAGAATCTGCAGTTGACATAGACATCGGGAAATAGAATTTTAAGATCATCTGGAGATAAAGTAGTGTTGCTCTCTAAATAGTTTCGAATAGCAGCACGGCAATCCAGTGAACTAGGCGTTTTAGCTCCACAATAAGCTAATGCGAAAGGAATAGTTACACTAGTTCTGGTATCTACGCAATAAGTAGTATTGAAAGTATAGATACCATTCTGATCTCTAAGCATAGTTTCGATATTAGCCTTACTGAACACATAAGTAGGACTATTTTGAAGAATACTTAGCACACCTTGCTGAATAAGTGTAGCTGGATCAGTTAAGACATTTAGATCGTACGGAGCTATAACAGAAGTTATAGTAACATAAGGATACTGCTTACTGAAAGCCTGATTGGATATCCAAAGATGGAATACCAAATCTACTTCATCAGTAAGAAATTCAAACTCTACCCAATTAGCGAATTTGTAAGATTTAGTCGATCCATCAGATACAGTTAATTTGGCAGTGGTATACTCAGTACTGGTAAAATAAGAACCAGCCACATATCCAGTGTAAGCACTGTCAGCACTAAGAATAGTTTCAATCTGTTCCTGAGATTTGGTATCCTGAAGATAGATGCATTCGAGAATAGAGAAAACTGCAGCCTGCTGACTGTTAGTTAAATTAGCTACCGAAGCAGAAGCTACACGATCACTATCGTAAACTATTTCTAGCTGGCCGTTAATGTATTTATTATCAGAGAATACATATCTCGAAGATCTATTATCAACAAGGCGTACTTTGTTGATTAGGTAGTTAGCCGATTCGCCAACCAGAATTCCTATGCCCTGATCGGCATTAGTTGGAGTATCCAACTTAGATTTAAGTCTGGAGGCACTATCCAGCACAAACCCATATACGGTTTCTTTGGTCATAATGCGTTACCTTTGTATTAGTGCACGTTGGTCATAGAATTTCTTCGAGTATTATACTTATACAGTACTGTTTAAGAAAGGTCGTCGTATTTACATTTATATATTACCAGATTGATGAGGTTGCAGGAGTTGTAACCTCTAGATATAGGAGACTATATATGGAAGAGAATAATCAGAACAATGCCCAGCAGACTGCACCAGCAGCTGCTGGATTTAATTTAGGAGCTTTCCTCGTCAAGGGGATTGCTCTGGTCGTTGTGGCGGTTGCGGCCGTCGCAGTATCCTCCGCCATAGAGCGGATGCGTGAGGTCAACGATTACAGAAACCAGCTTCCTCATAACGAGGACTAAACTGGTCTCGGTAGATTGATTAACAGCGGAAGATGCGGCCTAACAGCTGCATCTTCTTTTTTGTTTGTGTAGGCCAACTTAGCATATATATATATCACCTAGCTGAACAAAGGCTAGGCAATAACGCCAGGCCTATTTTATTGAGGTATTTATTATGTCTAATAAAGATAGAACTTTCATCGGATTCGTAATCTTTGTAATCTTCTTAGTGCTTGGGATTGCCCTGGCACAGGAGGAAAATAAGGAGATTGAGTCCGACGATAAGGACTAAAAAATCTCAAGCCTGCCAGCGGGCTTAAACACTGGCCAGAGATAGCTCACCTTCGGGTGAGTTATTTTTTTATTTTTAGGTTACTAAGGATGCTATAGTTAACGTAATGTCTAAGGAGTATACAAATGAATACTATACTCTATATGAAAGATATAGCAGAGAAACACCCTTACATAGATTATAACACTAAGAATCAATCGTTCTTACGTATAGCCTTAGTGCTTAAACGTATGGGTATACGTAATTATTATTTTTTTCTGAGTTTATACGATCACACTTTACTTGGAGTAGATCCTAGATCTCCTAATTTAACTACTGAGCAAATGCTTCGTATCTCTCAGGAATGCAAGATAAATATTTGGTATTTCTTAAGAGAAGTAGTTCGTGTTCCTGTCATTGGACAAGAAAATGGAACTCCTTTCGAACTTAACCGTGGCAATTTAGCTTTAACCTGGGCGTTCATGAACGATGTGGATATTGGTTTGGTACAGCCACGTCAGACTGGTAAAACTATCGGTATGCAGTGCATCATAGATCACGCCATGTACGTAGCATTCTCTTATCTCGATATCGGCATGTTCACTAAGGACTCAGCGCTGGTACAAGATAACGTTGCACGTCTTAAAGCTCTTCGTGATGGTCTGCCCAAATGGATGATAACGCGTTCAACTTCTGACGGTGAACGTAAGGAAGGTTTATTCTACGCAGCTCTACACAACTCGTATAAAACGTTTACATCCGCCAATGATGAGGTGGGTGCTTACAAGCTGGGACGTAAACTGCCATAACTGCGTCCTACTAGAGTGATCTAGTACAATAAAACTCACTTAAACGGGGAAAGTCTCTCTGAGATAACCTACCGTGCTAACTATTTACGCAAAATGCGTGATATAGAAAGCCTAACGACTAGCGAAAACAAGTCGGAAAGTGGTTCCGACGGGAATGAGTAGCGTAGAGCTCAAGTGAGCTCGAAATGGTGAGCAACTCGCACCTATAACTTGCGAGCTGGTGATATAGTCTGAACTTCTATGGCGACATAGAGAGGTGTAATGGAAACGATTACACCGCAACATATTCGGGTTGTACAATGGCTGTAGTACACTTTGACGAAATAGCATTCATGAACTATAACTGGATAGTCGTACCCACAGCTGTCAACGCTATGTTGGCAGCTTCACAAAACGCTCGTAAAGCTGGACTACCCTCTCCTATTATCTTTACTACAACTGCAGGTAACCCTGAAACCAAACAAGGTGCATATGCCCTTAACCTCCTAAGATCAGCTCTTCCTTTCACTGAAGCGCTTTACGATCTCAAGGATAGAAACGAGCTTATTTCTACGATACGTAAATCATCTAGTAGAACTGCGCCTATGCTTTATCTAGAATTCTCCTATCGTCAGCTTGGTAAAACTGACGAATGGTTCAGAGAAAATGCATCTCGTTCAGGTGCATCTCAAGATGATATCAATCGTGATTTCCTTAATATCTGGCAGACTTCTTCAGATAACGCTATTCTTCCAGAAGAAATTCGTAACAAACTCATAGCTTCTAAACGTGAACCAGAATACTGCGAAATAGTAGACGATTTCATAATACGCTGGTATATCCCTAAAGAGAAAATCAACTCTTCTGAAATACTATCAGCTAAAATGGTAATGGGTTCAGATAGTTCGGAAAACATTGGTAAAGACTTTACTACTTTTACAGTTGTTTCTGTAAAAGATCTATCAGTTGTAGCTACATTCCGCTGTAACAACAGCAACACTATGGCTATAGCTAGATTCATTGTAAACTTTTTACTTAAATATACTGGCATAGTGTTTATACCTGAACGGCAAAATACCGGTATAGCTATTACTGATTTCGTTATCGAAGAACTACAAAAACGTAGTATCAATCCATTCGCTCGCATCTATAACGATGTGATTCAAAACCGTACTGAAGACAAATATAAAGACATTAACATTTATAACTACACTGAAATACCAGCTAACATTCGTGGCGTATTCGGTTACAGAACTGGTGGTGTAGCTTCTGGTACTTCTCGTAATCTTCTGTATAAACAAGTTATGTTCAAAGCTCTGGAAATTACAGCATCTAGAGTATACGATAGAACACTTGTCACAGAATTTGTTAACCTAACAACTCGCGGTGGACGTATAGATCACAGTAACGGTAAACACGATGACCAGGTCATCTCTTATCTACTAGCTGTGTATTTAATTTTCTTTGGTAAGAATCTATATCTTTACGGTATAGAAAGCAGCGAAGTGCTAAGTAATATCTCTTCTACCGGTGTCCAAATCGATGCAAGGTCAAGAGATATTCAGCTAGCTATTCGACGCAGAGTCAATGAGCTTAAAGGGCAATTAGCTACTAACCCAGTGCTACCATTAAGACAGTCCTATGAACGTGAGCTTAACGAACTTACGCCTATGCTAGATGATAAAGTTATAGCAGTACAGCCATTAGCTATAACTCAGATCAACTATCAGGAAAATGAAATGAATACTACATCTACTGCTGAAGCAAAATTACGAACATTCGTTGGAAGATATTTAAGGAGCTGAAATGGCTAACACTATTAAAGATACCTTATCAGCACGACTACATATTACTATCACACCAGATTTAGCTAAAAACATTATACGTTACGTGCTGAGTTATGAAACTTATGGAACTAACATCAATGCCTTCGCTAGTCCCTATTTAGGTATATATTCCTGTATATTCAGAGAAGCTGATCGTGCTGGATTTTTTGATCTGTTTGATGTTGGTGATCACGAAGTCGCTGGTATCATTCAACGTAAAATTTCCGGTAAAAACATTTTCGGTATAGCTGTTAAAAGCTTAATTGATAATTTGGTACCGTATATTTCAGTATTCTCTAAAGATTTAACTGTAGCTGGTTTCTCTCAGATAGAGATGAAACGTATCATAAATGATATACCGGCTATTGATCCTAACTTCAAAATAGCTTCGGATCCTTTTAATATTCTTTGTGTCTGGGTAACCCATCTAATACTTGTCAGTGATCTGCCTGATAAATTAAAGCAGGATGCATCGTTAGCAGTTTTACGTTTCCTACAGTATCGATTCTTTACTTCTATAGTTAATTATCGTTTCAGGTATAAACCTAATGAAGAAGCTATGCGTACTACGTTTGAATCGCTATCTGACAAATTCGATATCAAACGTTATGGAACGTGGAAAGCTGTCATAGATGCCCGTGCTGCCGACTTTCTTTCTCCTCAATCGGTGCACTACAAAGCACTAATGACCGGAACTGATGATAAAGCTTTCCTTTACATTATCACCGACTTACAGTCTCGTATGAGATCTCAGATAAATCTTTATACTGAAGAGTTCATGCGCATAAAAGAATCGGGAGATATCATCGGAAGCTACGGTAGCACAGGTACAGATAAAGAAGATGGTACAAAGGTTATGCTAGTAAATGAATCCGGACTAGATATAGCCATTTCTTCAGTATATCAGGACACTATGTCTGTATCAAGATTACTGGATGACAAAGCTATACGCTTAACAGCTGGGTTATTTACCGCATTACGTCCTGATCAGATACGTCAGATGATGCTAGCGTTTTCCGAATACTGTGTCAAACTAGCCAAGACTAAAGATGACGATAAAGTAAGCGTTATTGGCGATGAAGAATTGTACGTAGGTGGGCACGTTCTCATTCAACAAATTATTCAGCAAACTTATCGTTACTGCCGTAATACAGGAACTAACATCAAGATGCCAGTTGCTGTGTTAAAAACAACCAAAGATGTATACTCATCGTCTCGTGTTTCTGATTCAGGTATAATTACTGTCAAATCATCCGTGGGTAATCTTGTACTTGAGTTACAGGCATCACGCCGTGAAACTACGTTATCAGCTTTACGTGTAGCTTTCATCATTTACATCATGCTGCTTGCTGTCAAGTACATCAGATAAGTGAGGATAACTATATGCGTGCTCTCAAGAACCGTAGCGAAATAGCTCAATGCCTGGGTAAACTGGATTTTGAGCTGGCTGATGAACGTATCAGCTATTCACGCTGGTACAAAGATCTCAATAACAAAGATAAAAAGTATCTCGATACCAAACTTAAGGCTGACGAGTTCGTTAAACGTAATAAAAAAGATTCTAGTATATAGCAAATGCACTACTGGGCTGTAGCCCAGTAGTGCACACTGCTTAAATTTTAATAATTCAGTATAATTACCTCAGCACCGGTACGTTTATTACCAATACAGTTAATAGATCTCGATACATTAGTTTCAATGATACGAAAATCTTTATACAGTTCTTTAACAGTTGGAACGTTATTGTTGCTTAACATAAACTTAACACCAGCTTTATCTAATTCTTTAACAAACCCAGCTAAACGTTTATGATCGAATTCAGTGAAACCTTTAGACTGATATGAAGTAAAATTAGATGTCTGGCTTACTGGTACATAAGGCGAATCGAAATAAACAAAATCACCTTTTTTAATATCACGACAGGTTACTTCAAAATCACTATTTCTTATCGTAACTCTATTCTTACTAAAATAATCAGAAACCGCTTTAAGATTCTCTATCGAAATAGACGAACCTGTTGTTTTATTATTCCAGGGCACATTGAATATACCTAGGGAATTAACTCTATACAACCCATTAAAGCAATGCTTATTTATCCAAACCATTAAAGCAGCTGACTCGACATCAAGCTTATCTTCTCTAATTTTATCGTTAAACTGTTCTCTTCTACTACAGAAGATCTCCTTAGTACAAGGTTCAGAGTCAAATTTCTGAATATAATCAATTACATCAGCTGGCCTATCTCTTATCTGTAAATAAGCATTGATAAGCTGCGAATTCATATCTCCTATAACGGCTTGTTTAGGTTGGAGAGCTAACAGCATAGCTCCGCCGCCAACGAACGGCTCGTAATAAGTGTTATACTCTTGAGGAACTAACAGTAAAAGCTTATTCAAAAGCTGGCTTTTACCACCAACCCATTTGAGAAATGGCTTAAGATTTTTGTTTCTTATTAAATTTAGCATAGAGTTTAGGACTAAACTGAAGAGTGGGTTTAGAATACTTATTGACTTTATAACAAAACCACTCTTTATAAAAAGATACTGGTACTGAGCTAGCATCTACCACAATTTCATCAACTGGCAATAGTCCTAAAGTACCAGCTTTTGTTGCGGTCATCATTTCAAAATAACTAATAGCATTTTCATCAGTATCGTTATCTTTAGAAAATTTAATATGTATTTTCATATAAGCTCCATATCAACCATTCAATATTCAGATCACTAAATCTTCTGTAGGCCAAATGCATATATATATATATCATCGGGGTGAATGAGAAGATATGAGACATCAAGAACTCTATCTGAGACTCATTTATTTCAAACCTAAGAGGTGCTTATGTCGGCATTCTCCATTGAAAACGGGGCATTCAACCCCGAAACAACGGCACGGCGCGACGCTGTTGCCCGCAGGATAAAGAATATCGCGGAGGCAGTCTATCGCCTCTGCGAAGCTGGAAAAATAAATGACGAAAAAATCCGTGACGCAGCTTATCGGCTGCGCATGAGATTTTCATCTTGCGATCTCGATATCTGCCTTGCAGCACTGCAGGCAGTAGAGAGATAAAACGGGAGAGGCCGTAGCAACATCGCGGCCTTTCTTTTTTTTATTTTTGTTCTATCGGCAAAGCTATTCAAAAAAAAACAGTTATATATTACTTAAATGGAGCTAGATTTAATCTAGTAACATAAATTTATTAGGAGAAATTTATTATGAATAATGAAAAACTTTTAACGCTCAAAGCTGTTGTGGCAGTTACTGCCACTAACGTAGGCCGCAGGGTCTTCCTACAGTACAAGGAGGACGTCAAGAACAATAAGCGGATTGACTCCGTTTATCGTTCCAGGACATCCGCCTGGATGTACTGCAGGGTACTGGAGGACAGCGCTGTATGCGCTGCCTTCCAGGCAGCCAAGGGAGCGGAAGGCCTCTCGGGGTTTTGGGAGGAGCTTGCCTCCTCCCTTTTACAGTGGGCCTACGAGGCCCCATCTAAATATTACATGATGCTGACTGCCAAGGACTAAAAGTCCAAGGCAGCCAGTATCAGTAGTAATAAGCAAAGAGGCAGTTGGGAAACTGGCTGCTTCTTTTTTTATTTTTGTTCTATAGGTCTATAAGTACAGAAGAACAGAGTTACTGGAACAACCACACTCTGGCCACCTGCTGTCAATCCCCAAATTAAGTTACCACTCTCATCCAGTATAGAAGCAGTTGACTGCATGAAATCAGCCACTTCTTTATTGGCATCTTCAGACAAGATAGGAAGTAAACTCATGGTATCGCCATCGTGGTCGGCATCCAAATGGCCCAACGTAGCAGGATGAACTGACAACGATTGTTTAGATACCGCTCCCATAATTGGATACGAACTTAAAGTTACACTCAATTCAGGTCTAAGAGCAAATACATATTTCACTACTCTACTTGGCTCAGTTGATATGAGATGCCCCTTAACTGGATAAATGTTGTACATATTCAATACAGGATATCTTGTTACAGTGAAGTGTTTACCCTTAATCGCTGACGAGCAAGCTATATACATCAGCTCAATATAAGTCATAGGTCTAACTTTAGACTCATCAAAGATAATAGACTTATAAAACTCTAGTTTTCTTTTATCCTTGAGTCTACCGCCTTTAGCTTCTATAGCTTTATATCTGGCTGACATGACTTCAGGCTTAATATAATAATGCTGCCCTATCTGTATACCTTGTTCGCTCTTAAGTTTCTCCCAGTCAGCATCAGTCTTGATTTGATAACAATTATTCTTCATGTGAATTTCTACATTATCTACATGAATTTCATAATCGCCAAATTCATCAGGAGTAACATTTTGTGCTTTAGCTACTTCAAGAAAATGCTGATACATATCAGGCTTCATGATAACATCGAGATCCTGAGGATCGATGTCCATGCCGTGAGCTCTTAAAGCGCCAGTACCCTCAATTATATAATTTTCCGGCGGATAATTATCGAGCACATGTGTATACGGGTTATCATCGCGATATCTATCTGTTCTAGCGTAAGCCTGCTTAAATTCTTCCAAGTCTCTAAACTGATAAACAGTATCACCGTCGTCATAAATCATAAAGAGATAATACTCATCAGCGGCATATCCATCAGCCAAAGCTGCCTTAGCTGGTTTAAGTGTAACCGGCTTAAAATGCATGGAATTATCACGGAAATCATTAATGATATCGTTTATTCCATCTGGCGTAGTAAATCTCTCAATGGTTTTATCGTCAACCTCAACATATTCTTGTCTAAGCGTCTTAGCATTTATAAGAGGAATTGTACGAGACTGATCACCACTAAATACAGTAGCTAAAAGCTTAGTGGTCATCACATTAACTATTACTGGAACTAATGCCTTTAATCCTTCAAACAAAGGAATAAGAGCCTCGTCTATACTAAACACGTCAGGTGCTGTAGGAGATTTAGTTTCAGTTACCAACGGTGAGGTTATAACGTTACGCGATCCGTAAACAATGTCTCTCGCAGCATATCTTCCCTGAGCGAAACCATGCTTCTCATCTATCATGTTACGAATGTATTCGTAAATCTCTTGAAGCTTATTCTGCATCTGAAACCGAATAGGATCAAAAATAGGATCATCTGCTCCAGAATCAGGTAATGATTTAGTAAGAGCTAACAGATTAAGATATAACTTGTTAATTTTTTCTGATTCAGGTCTGCCGTTGTTTATTCTAACGTCACGAAGAGCTGCTGGAAGAATAATAAATTTAGTAATGAATAAACGATCCTTATATTTTTTGATTAAGGTAATTTTATCATTACGCTGCGCTGAATTAGTTTTTTGAAACTCTATCTTATCTAATTTAGATACAAAGAATTGGTATCCTGTATCTGAATCAGGATCATCTCTGGACGTTCTTACGAAGTCTTTTAACTTAGGGTCAAAGTAAGCATACTGCTTACCAGCAGCAATATCTTTATAAAACCCTTTGAGAGTCATGATCTGCCGGTAAAGATGTGGCGAAACAAGAGTAGTCCTAAGATACATAAATCCACGACGTATCAATCTTTCTCTTGATCCTAACTGGCCAAATATAACTTCAGAATACAGTCCATCTGGATGGAATCTTTCGGTAGACGACTCATACATTGCGTTAGATGATACGGGCAAACACTGCTTACGCTGAACGTATTCGTCTGGATCTATCATGGTTATGTTAAACGGTGCTAACTTAGCCATAAGCATCTCCCATTTAAGTTTAATGATTTATATCATATATAAATAATACACCATGCGCCATTCGATGACGCACAATTTATAAGCTTTTAACAAATTTAGATTAGGTAATTATCATGAGCGCATTTTCTGATTTTGTTGCTAAACACGATGATCTCATCAACAAAGTTAACGAAGCTATCATGTACAGTAAATTCCATGCTGTTCAGAAAGTATATATAGATTTACCTTTACTTAAAGATACCAGACTTGGACTTATACTAGCTACTGATAAGGAAGCACTTCCTTATGTAATTGCCAATCTAAAACAATACATGCTCAAGCCCAATCGCAGTTTTACATTTGCCTTTCCTAAACTCAAATACAAAGAAAAAGATTATAAGCAAATGTATACTGATCCTAAATACGGTGAAGATCTGTTCAACCGTAGTCCGGATACATCGTTGTCAGGATCACTTCCTGCTATATTGCGTATTCTTCGCATGAATAATAACCGCGTTAAAGCTACTGAAAAAATTCATGTAACGGTAAATATCTTTCCTCTCCAAACGAATAGATTGATGGAGGCTTATCGTAATATACTACTTAGTCAAGTAGAGAATATTGCGACTATCGATTTTATTCGGAAAGATCCCAGAGAAATATCAGAGAATGAGTGGAAAACAACTGATGTACTATTTTTAGATGACATCAGTTATGAACTTGATCCAAAAGGCCGTATCTACAAGCCTCTATTCCAAGATATGTCAATGAGTCTAGCGCAGATATATGCGCCATACTGTTGCGACGACAGTATACTTCACCAATGGCAACGATACAACGTTAATTTCGCTGACAAAGAAACAGTAGATCTCATATTCAAAACTACTGAAATTGCGTTGAACACAGTGTGCCATTTCTTATTCGCATCATTCGATGTAAGTACCGGCAGTAACAAGTAGGAGGGTATTCCATTATGAGTTGGTTTGACAGTAAGGATAAAGATCCTAGCACTAGAGACGCAAATAAAGATTTTGATGATGAGAACTTAGACTCTGCGTTAGATCTTGACATGGGTGGCGACTTCGGTTATGAAGACAATCCGGAAGTCTCCAAGAAAAACAGAAATCCTATATCCCAAGGATTGCACAATATCGGCCTAGATCTTGATAACGTTAGTACAAATGCCTACGATGGCGCAAGTAGCGGTATAAGAGAACAGCTCGACAAGAGTATGCCAAGTGTATCTAGCCTCTACGAAGGTGGCAAAGATCTTATATCTGAAATGGATACACTTCGCAGTGAATCTATTGACAAAATTGTTCCTGCGTACAACGCTACCATGCGCAGTGCTAGAAAATTAGCAACTAGCCTTGAAGGAAGACTGCCTTTTCATCTTGATAAGAAAATTGTTTCTCTAATAGATAAAATTCATAACCCTGACGAAGGCGGTTACGAAGAAAAAAGTAAAGATCAGATACGCGATGAGAGCCAGTCTAATGCGTTAGCTAGCATCTTTGGCGCAGAACAGGAACAACGTATCGAGGATAAAAAGCAAGCTGTATTAGAGAAAACCTTCGATAGACGTATAGGTCAGATACATCATAGAGAAACTGCTGGTATACTCAGCATCATTCGTAATCAGGCTACTTACCAAACAGCATTCATCAGAGGAACATTCACTGCTTATCTTAAGAAAGATCTGGAATTAAAATATAAGCAGCTGTATGCCACAGAAGATACACTAGAATCATTTAAGCTAACTGCCAAGATGCTTCAGGAAAGATTAGACGCTATTGTAAAGAACACAGCGCTTCCTGAAGCTGACAAAATTACTACATCAGAACTGATAAGTAAAAAAATAAAAGAAGGCCTACTGGGTACCATGGGTGGAAAACTCACGGGTTACTTTGGTAAAATGGCCGGTAACATAAAAGAAAATTATATTGAGCCTTTCCTAGATAAACTGGGCATGGGCCAGCAGATGATGGATATGATGAGCGATGCCCTCGAAATGCAGAATGATTTCGAAGGTAAACCTCAGGAATTCAACTGGTGGTCTATACCAAGAATGCTAACTGGTTGGGGTATCAAGAAAGCATCTAAACAATTCGGTAAACGTTTAATAGAACGCGTAAGTGGCGGGCTAGATGAAAGAACCCGGCTTATGATAGAAAATGCTACCCAACTGGGTGGCAACACTTTGCCGTTTGTACTGCACTATATGTCAAGAGGCGGCTTACTCAAAAATTTACCGCCAGATTTACAGCGCACCATCGGCACCATGACCGAAGGCATACTTGATAAACAGAATACCGTTACTAACAATGTAGATTACGATACGCTAGATCAAGGTGGTAAACTTACCAATCGCACCACTCTAACCATAGAACAAATTATCCCGTCGTATCTCAAGACGCAAACTAAGTATCTCGAGATGCTGGCAACTGGTGACAAAAATGCAACAGAGCTTGAATGGGATTATAAACAAGGCAAACTAGTTGCCGGAGTAGATTATAGACAACAGCTGATCAGAGATATATCTGGCGGCGACAGCCAGATGATGTACGAAAAGAAAGTTAAAGTTCTTGATACGCAGAAGCTGATCAATTCCGTTTTCGATAACGGAAACGATGCACTGTATCAAGAAATTAACGGAGAACTTCAGAAACACGCAGATGATATCACTAAAGTTTTAACTGGCATCGCTGTTGGCGATTACGATATCGACAGTGAGCGTGAAGAACTCATGCAAGATGTTCTAAACGATCTCTGGGATATTCGTAGTAGCATTGAAGCTGGAAAGAATGATTTCCAGAAAAATGATCTCTTCCAGGCTGCATTTACCAGTATCGCTGCCGAAAACGTATTACCTGTTGTAAAGTGGTTTATTCGTGTTCTAGAAAAACCTAAAGGGCCTGATGACGACAATAGTACTCCGTATGAACATGTACTCAACACTAAAACAGCTGACTTAATGTGGATACAGATCTGGAAGTATAGATCTGAAGCAAATTCCCGTCTGGAAGAAGTTATTTATGGCGAGATCAAAAACGGTAATGCTTCTCAATTAGAGAAAATGGGTATCATACACCGTAACGCCTATGGAAGCTGGGATATTGAACGTAACCAAGCTTTACGTTTGGTGGAACGTAATTACGGTGGATCACGTGATATCAAAGATCTACGCGCTACTAAAGAAGATCTAGCTTCCGAAGGAGCCCGCCTTAAAGAATTACAAAAATCTAACGATCGTGAGAAAACTCTAAAAAAGCAAGAAAAACTTGATCGTGATCTAGAAACCGCATATTACGAAAACAATAATTTCAAAACGGTCATTGATAACTACCTAGAAAAGCATCCAGGCAAAACTCTAATAGACGCTATTAAAGATCCTAAATTTAGACCTAAGCTAGTGGCAATGTACAGAAACCCTCTTTTCAACTGGGTCATTGCTCTAACAGACGGTAGTTTTGATAAGATTAAAAGCTTAGCTAACAAAGCAAACGATAAGATAATTAACCTCGGAGGTCAAAGCCTTCTCCGTATTCTCTCAAGTATTGACGATTCGCTCGGCGATATCAGCGTATTCCTTGAAGATAAAGAAAACGGAGTTATGCGTGATAAAAAGAATATCAGAGACGTAGATATTCTTAAATGGCTAGCGTCTGTAAAAAATAAGAAAAAACTGCTTGAGAAATTCGATGACAACGTATCGTTTATCGGTTTCTTAAATCAATTACCAAACACAGCAAGAAAATGGCTTAGATATTTCCAAGCCCACCCCGATGAATTAGATTCAATTAAAGTCAGCGAAGCTTATGCAAAAGAGCTCAACGCTAAAGCTTCTGGCAACGATCAGGCTGCAGCCGATGCTGTTCACGCTGATTTCGAAGCAGGTGCAAGCCAAGAATCTATCGATCTTATACGCAAAGCTCAATCTTCGCTAGATACTTCCATAGATTCCAAACCGAAAAATACTAATGCACAAGAATCGTCTTCAGATGGGGTTACATTTAGCCCTAATACAGCTGAGCCTAATTCTTCTGCAGGCGGTACTATAAATGCTCGTATAACGACTTACGATAACCGTAAACTGGTTAGTAATCTTGTACGTCTTGCTCAGACTAGAAACCGTACTCTGCTCGATATCCAAAGCGGCATCAGCAGACTAATTGATACTGTTGCGCATAAAAAATCGGCTACTGACAAAAACAATAGAGCTAGGCAGGAAAGTGCTTTCGATTCAGCTAACGTTCAATCAATCGTCTCTAATATTCTTAAAGAAAATAATCGGACATTTGTCGATACTTTTTCTAAGCAGCTTGAAAAATACTACAATACAACAAACATTAACGAGTCAAGATCGTCGGCAGTCAACACTACTGTTAACAACCACTCTGATTCTAAATATGGCGGTAGAGTAACTGGATTACTAGAAACTATATCTAAGAATGTTAGTGTAATTAAAGATAGTGTTAAAGATAGAAAGGTAATCATTGACAAGATATCACTTGACGATGTATTGCCTGAGAAATTTAAGACTATCTTCATCGATCCTGTCGTAGCCGCCGTTAAAGCAACCGCTCTCGGATTGTCTGAAGCTGTCAAACTAGGCATGAGTGCTGTCTACACAGCTGCTACCGGAAAAGAATTACTAGATAAAAATGGAGAGAAACTTAGTTGGCTAGGTTCTAAGCTCGGCGGTGCAGGGCACAGCGCTCTGAAGATCGGTGGCGATATCATCGATAGCGTCAGAGACTATATCAAAGAAATTAAACCGATAGAGAAACTTAAAAATCTTGCGACTACTGTAACCGACAAAGTAACCGGCGGAGTTTCACAGACATACTCTGGTTTATCAAGAGCTTATGACGACGTTTATAGTTCTCGTCAAAAAGATAAGTCTAAACCGTTGGTATCTGGTGAAGCATTCCGTGACGGCTTAGTAGTAGACGTCAAAGGAAACAAAGTACCTACAGTTTACGATATCAAAGGCCCTTGCTATCTCTGGGATAAAGATAAAGAAGCTGTCGGCAATATGGTTATCTCTACAGAAGATATCGCTGAAGGAGATGGACTTATATTTGCTGACGGTACGCCTATCAAGTCTACATTTTTGTCCAGATTCGCTGCTAAAGCTCGTAGAGCTGGCACTATAATTAGTAACATTACGTTCAATATTCCTGGTAAAATAGCTGATGCTGGAAAATTCCTTAAGGAACACAGTAGGTTTTTATGGGAAAAGAAAGATCCGTTTATAGATGTTTACATTATTGATAAGAACACAAAAGATCTTAAGAGAGTAATAGCTGGTAAAGACTTAGAGAATAACAAATCAACTAGAAAATATGTTTACAAGAAGAACGGCAAATGGGTGCCGCTTACATCAGCATACTTAATAGAACACGAGATCTACGAAAATACTGACTCGGGTTACAAGGTCATCATCGATAGTGACGATCTCGAAGCGGGCGTGTATGACGTAGATGGTAATAGGTTAACCAGATTTAGAGGAGCCTCAGTAATTGGTAAAGTAGGCGTCGCGTCTATGAAAGTACTTGGTGCGATAAGCAGGAGTGCTATCAAACTTGCAAAAGGCGCTGGGCGTTTACTTAAAACTGCAGCTGGGAAAGCTGTAGATCTCTTTAGTGGCGGTTTGAAACTGCTAGGTGAAGGTGGAACTGCCGTAGGCAATTTCATCACCTCAGCGTTTACATCAGTAGTCACTGCATTTACTGGTATAGGCATATCCAGAAAAGATCTATCTGAAATAGTTGGCGATAGATTGTTAGACATTTATGGATTACTCTATGAACGGTTACCGGCTGGAAAAGTTAACGGCGACAATGATGGCAATGGCCTAAGAGACGGGTCGTATTACGACTATAAGAAACGTAGAGAAGAGCATAAGAAAGAAGTAAAAGAGAGAAGAGAAGCAAATAAGAAGAAGCAAGAAGAAGATAAAAAGAAGATGGCCGAAGATGGAGAGCCTAACGGTGCAGCAGGAGCTGCTGCTGAAGCAGCCGATGAGAATAACTCAGCCGGTGATAGCGAAGGTGGTGGATTCTGGAGCACTCTAGGCGCAATATTCGGCGGACAAGCTCTCGGTGGAGCAGTCAGTGATAAACTCAGCGGAGCAGCTGGTTCAGTTAAGGAAGGTATAAGAAACAGAGCTAATAACGTAAGAGAACGAGTCAAGAACAGTAAAGCCGCTAGAAGAGCTAAAGCCAAAGCTCGTTTAGCCCGCATGCGTCTAAGACACGCAGCTGGCCGAGGAGTACTAGGCGCCGCACGTACTGTAGGCGGACTGGGAATGAAAGGCTTGGGCTTAGCAGGCAGAGCCGCTGGATCTATCTTAGGTCTTGGCGGCAAAGCCTTACTAGGCACAGCCGGAATGGCTTTAAGACTCGGCGGCGGACTTCTCGGTTTAACCGGAAGAATAGCTGCTGGAATATTAGGCGGCCCTATAGGCTGGGCACTTACTCTAGGTACTATTGGTTACCAGGTATATAACTGGGCAACCGACAGCGCAGCTACTAAACTACTCCGTATACCTAGAGCTAAAGCTTATGGTTTAACCGTTAAAAACTGGGAAGCATTTGAAGATCTCGAAACAGATACTTACGAAGCGTGGAAGAATCAACAGGAAGGTGTCGACGACAAACGTCTTGAGCAATTCGGTGAAAAGATAGATTTTATTGGCGGAGCTGAAGCCGGAGGTCTTTACGATACCGAAGGCGATTCGGATGAAGAGAATAAGACAGAATATCTTAAGAAATGGTACAAAGCACGTTTCCTTCCGGCATATAGAGACTACGTAACAGTTCTCTGCCAAGTAACTAAGAACGACGGCAGTAAACAGCCTAAAGCTGATGATGTTGATCAAAACAACATTGAAGCTGTCAAAACTTTCCTTGATAGAAAACTGGCTAAATATGCAACCGGCGTGTTAAAGGATCTTGCTCCGAATAAGAAATGTTTTGCTAAATGGCTACGTGAAAAATTAACACACAAAGATTTCCAGGACAAAGAAAGACATCGTAAAGAAAATAAAGAATTTGGTAACAAAGCATCCAAATATTTAGGTCGTTCTGGTAAAACCTTTAGTTATGCTTGGAATGAAATCAAGCACGGTAATGTACTCAACGGCCTATGGGCTGGACTTAAAGGCATCACCCAAGCTTTGACTGGTGCCGCAAAATTCGTTATAGATACAGCTGGTGATTTAGCCAACACAGATGAAAACGCATATGATCACGCATGGCGCGAAGCTAAATTAGTTGCATATAACTTTAAGAAAAGAGAGAGCGGCGTGAAACAGACTGATGCATTAACAAAAACAGCAACTGGCGCCGCAATCGGAGCAGCTGCGTTAATACCGCACGCTGCAGCACCGCTCGCTGCAACTCTATTAGCAGCACATGCCGTGAGAGGTATGTTCGCAGCCGAAGACGACTTAGATCGTATAACTTCACTCGAAGATAAAGCAATGCCTATCATCGATCAGGCACGTCCTGATCTTGATCGTGACGAACTAAAAGAATTAGCAGATGATCTAATCTCCACAAAAGATATGCAAAAGCATATAAAAGATTTCGGCGGAGATCTAACCGAAGCACTAGATGCTAGGGTAGATTACGTTGCAACTTGGTGGGGCAAGATCTTTATGCCGATCTTTAAGTCCTACTTAAAGGCAATGCGTGTTATAACAAAAACCAACGTTGGAGATAAACCTCACATCAACGATGTTCCGGGTGATTTAAGATCTCAGACGATTGAACAGTTCAAATCCGGAGCAGCTAAATATAAGAAAAAGTTTAAGTTATTTGATCTTATACCTACAGTAGATGGATACGCTAAATGGTTTATGGCTATAGATAAATCGGCGATAGACCGTGCCACTACGTATAAGCGTACTAAGTCACTTAGCGAAAAACTCACCGATGATTTTAGAGGTGTAGGCCACGAATTTGGAGATTCTTGGAAGAAACTCTGGGATGGAGATGTCAAAGGCTCTGCAGTTTCATTCGGACGAGGCCTCAGGAAATTTGCTAAAGGTGCTGCTAAAGCTATATCCGACATGGCCGATTCGTTAAGTCACCTTCTTACCGGATGGTTCGATGGCGGTTCTACCGAAAAAGTTATGTGGGAAGAAGTAAGATTTAAGTTTTACCATATTCCAGATGTTCTCGGCACTGGAGAAAAACAAAAAGCAAGAAGATTAGCTATCGAAAATCTCGAGAACGAAGGTCTCAAACAAATCGAAGAAGGCAAACACTTATCTGAGTATGCTATCACAGAATTCGGCGTTGCCATGGGGCTACTTAGGCCCACCGAACGTTCAATGGATGCCGCGCTGACTAAAGCAAATAATTATGCGAACAAACATGGGACTTACAGCATAGGAGGAGGCGCCGGTGCTCTTCTAGCAGAAATACGGAATCAAGAAAACCGTCAAAAAGAATACGATGAAAAGCACGGCGGTAACAAAGAGGCTGCTGATAAACGCAACGAATATGCTAAAAAGTATCTTAATTTTTGGATAGAGAAAGTATTCATACCGATCTTTTCTCAGTACGTGTCCACAATCAACATGTATACTGGAAGAGTTGCAGATGATGGATTGCTAAATCTAATCGGCTTAAATAAACTCAATCCTGACGATATCAGAGAAGAGCATCGAGAAGATGCGATGAAAACCTTCAAAGAGCTCGCATCTAAAGTTTCTAAGAAATATAGTAAATACGAACTAAGCGATAAAGGACTGGATCTTTTCATTAAAGAATCGGAAGAATATGCTAAGCAATTAGCAGCCGGCAATCTCAAAGTAGCTACGCCTAACGGCACTGCTGCAGCAGCCGCTATAGCAACCGAAAATAAGCAAACTAAAGAAATACTTAAATCGAAGATAAATCCGTTAGCAGATTCTGATGAAAAAGATACTGATAAAGGCGTAATCAATGCTGTTTACAAAGCAGCTGATCAACTTAGTCAAGATCTTATTGTACTAAACAACGCGCCTGATTCTGATACACTAGCTGCATATTTAGGTGTTAATAATAAAGACAAAAAAGTACCCGAAAAGTGGAGATCTATTATACTGGGTGGAACAAGTATAACAAAGAAATTCATGCTAGCTAGACTAAAAGCATATTCAAATCTGCTCGGAAACATTCCAAATGCATATCTGAATGCAAATTTTCAAGATAAAGAAAATGGAATATGGCTGGCTAATTTCTGTAATGCATTTGGCCTCAAACCAGGCGATGGTTTTAACAATAAGAATCTAGAAGAAAGTTTACTAGAATATCAGATAAAGCATACCAGCGATTCGCTTGAGGATAACATAAGTAAAATAGCTGTTATGCTATTCTTTACAACAGGAAATCCTTACGCTCTCGAAATATATGATCTATTAGAACATACAAACGATCGTTTAGCTTATTTGAATCCAGCTATCTATAACGTTAGAAGGCCTGGCGATTACACTATTTCTTTTCTTAGTACCCGTCTTGATCACGCAGCTCATCACAACAGTTTTGGGCAACGTGTTGAAAAAATGGATAAAGACCAGGAACGTTTACTTGAGCTCAAAGATATATTAGAAACCTGGTATAACATCGTTAAAGAATGGGTTGCTTATGTTGTTAACCCTATATTCTCGTTCTACACCACTTGTGTTAACAGTATAGCCAATGAAAGTACAAACAAACTTCCTGATCCAGAAAAGATACCAGAAGCTAAACGACTCGGTGCGCTTACTATCTTTTTAACAAGATCTGAAAAGATGAGCGCTAAAGCTACACGTACATATCTTCGTGATTTTAACTTAGGCGCTGGGTCATTTGCTGTACCTGTGGATAAAATTATAGAAGAATACAACAAATTCCACGCTAAAGAAGACAAAGTTAACAATCGCGCTAGTAAAGGGCACGCTGTTTATAGTAAGAAAGGAACTGCTGGTTACAAGCCAGAAGAAGCTGAAGAGACTAAAAATACATCCAAAGAAGCTGAAGGCGGTGCTGGCGGATCAAAGCCTAAGAAAAATGGATCTAAATATGACGAAGATCCTAAAGATATGTCAACTTCAGTAAAAGCTCTTTCATATTTTGGAAGATTATACGCTAACGAAGAAACACGTAAACAACTTTCGCCTGATATAATAGAAGCCTATAAGAAAGAGATGGACAAGATCTTCGAGTACGCTAAAGCACATGATCTGCCTATAAGCGACGCGATGAATAGCTGGTTCGTCTACAAGAAAGAAAAGGGAATAGAAGATACTGAGAAATCAGATACTAGCGATCACAAGAAGATGGCCAACGGCGGTGTTTTCTCTGTAGGAAGAGGCGGAGTAGTTAATGCCGAAACTAACCTTGACAATATCACTATTGGCGAAGCCGGAACGGAAACTGTACTGCCTCACAAAGGTGGCGGAAGATTCAATAAACTTGTAACTAACGCTATACGTTCTGTATACGGATCGAAGACAGCTGGTGTTGTAAATGAAATACTTAATGGCAGAAAAGCAACTAGAGCACTTCTGCGGAAAGGATTAGATAAATATGGATTAGGCGACGTCGAGTTAACTCCTACAGAGTTAATTTTACTTAATCTATACAAACGTTTCTTCCCGAAACCTCTAGATGAAGAAAACGATAATGCTGAAGAAGAAAATGCTGAAGGCGGTGCTACTTATAATCCTAGTCATGCCGACTTAGTTCTTGGAAGAGCAGCTGGCACACGGAAATCCGGTAAGGGTGCAACCAAAGGTAATTTCACCGATACAGTTGTTCACACTTATGAGAGAATAACTGGTAGAGAAGATCCTAACGAAACTTATCGTAAATATGCGGCAACTGCTAAAGCTATCGTTAACGATGCCGACAGACGTAAACTAGCAGCTAAGATTTGGAAATACTTCACAGCTCGTGGCTGGTCTGAAGCAGCGGTTGCAGGATTGCTCGGTAATCTTCAACAGGAATCGGGTATTGAGTGCGTACGTGTTCAAGGCGACCTACAGCCAAATCGCCAGGAAAGTCTACGGTACACCAAAGAGAAAGATGCCAATAGGCAAGCATTTATCGATAGTCAACGTGGCTACGGTTTAGCTCAATGGACTTACTGGTCTAGAAAGCAAGCACTGTGGGATTTTGCACACAGTAAAGGTAAATCGATAGGTGATACTGATGTTCAGATAGAATACCTCTGCAAGGAATTTGACGATGGTCTTATGACTTATCCGCTTGGTAAGCTTAAATCTTGTCAGAGTCCGACAAATGCAGCTATAATTATTCTACTGAATTTCGAGAGGCCTGATCCTAGTAGAAGACAAATAGAGATACAGCATCGTACACAAAACGCTGTCGTATGGTACGAAACTTTCGGTAAAGGTAAAGTAAATAAGGTAGATACTGAAGCAGCCCTTGCGCAAAACAAAGAAGTTGGTAAAAACAGCGTTGAAAATGAAGGCGCCGCAGGAAAAGAATCATCTAATCAACTATTTAGTTCTGACAGAAGTGATTCCGGCATTCAAAGTGTAGCAGGTGCTGCTCTTGATCTGACTTCGGGAGGTACATCAAGTTACAGCGGACACAGTTCTAGAAATACTGTCTTAGATGTTCACGGCCAAGGAATACTTAAACCAGAAAATCTCCATCTTTCATCAGATGAAATACCTAAGGATGGTCTCGATGCTCTAGCTAAACTCAGAAGTTTACGTACAATGAAAGGTGCCAGTACGTCATATGGCGGTGGCAACTGGATTTCCGTAGCACATCTCAATCCGGAACTTATCAAACGTTTATATCTAGCTGGTAAACTGTATGAAAATGCTAAAGGAAAGAACGCTAAGCAGTGGACTATAACCTCAGCATTCAGAAGTTACGCAGATCAAGCTGCCATCAAACGGAAGTATCCGAATGATGCTGCGCGTCCTGGAACCTCGAGGCACGAAACCGGTATAGCTGTAGATTTAGGCGATGCTAATTTCGGAGGTATAAAGAACAGAGCTTATGATCGTGGTACTGTTGTTGATGAATTAGAGCCGTATCTTAAGGCACTTGGTGTTATCAGAAAGTATAGGCCTGGTAAACTCAATGAAGCGCAGCATTTCGAGCTGCAACCCGGTAAGCTTCCTGATATTTCAGCACTTATGTCAGAGTCTGGTGCAGAAAAAACAGTAGAAGAAGGTAAGAAAGAGGTAAAGGAATTACCTAAGACCGATCCTGCAGCGGTTAAAGAAGCCGAGCAAGCTCAAGATAAAACCGACAATAAGAAAGATACTTCCATAGATGAAGTCGTACAAGCTAAACAGGCAAGCACTGCTTCTTCCAATGGATCTGTATCCGGAGTTGCGCAGCCTAGCAATGAGAAACCGACAAGTGTAGCCGGTGCAGCTCTTGGAATAACTTCAGGAAATTCACTAACAGCAGGCTCAGCTACAGCTTCTGGTACGTCCGTAGATAAAGCCATACAGGTTAAGCAAACTGATACTGCTTCTTCGAATGGATCTGTATCTGGAGTTATGCAGCTTAAAGATCTTGATGTAGAAAAAGATGCTGCCAAACTAAGCTCTAAAGCTAATGAAATTAGAAAAATAGCAGAAGGTAAGAAAGAGGTAAAGGAGTTACCTAAGACTGATCCTGACGCACTTAAAGAAGCTGAGCAAGCAAAAGATAAAACTGATAATAAGAAAGATACTTCAGCTGATGAAGTTGTACAAGCTAAGCAAACAGATACTGCTTCTTCGAATGGATCTGTATCTGGAGTTATGCAACCTCAGAATAAAGAATACACTGCAGAAGATCAGCAGAATATCGAAAACGGTGGAGCTGACTCTAATGCTGTCACTACTTCACAAGCTAAAGACAAGACTGATAATAAGAAAGATACTTCAGCTGATGAAGTTGTACAAGCTAAGCAAACAGATACTGCTTCTTCGAATGGATCTGTATCTGGAGTTATGCAGCTTAAAGATCAAAAACCGACAAGCGTAGCTTCAGCTGTCCCTGGAATAACCTCAGGCGGATTCTCATCAACAACTAAATTAGCCGCAGGTTCAAATACTTCAGCTGATGAAGTTGTACAAGCTAAGCAAACAGATACTGCTTCTTCGAATGGATCTGTATCTGGAGTTATGCAACCTCAGAATAAAGAATACACTGCAGAAGATCAGCAGAATATCGAACAGGTAGTGTCTGCCCTAGAAGCAACAGTTGATGAACTCCAGCTATTTAGGCCATATCCGCAAATTAAGGGTGAAGATTGCAGTGTGAAAATAAAATCACTTAGCGATGAGCTCAACCCAATATACGGTGCTCGTAAACCAGCTGAATATAAACAGAATCTTAAATATAGCAATAAAGCTTTAGAAACTCTTGATCTTTGTATCAAAGTACTGGAAAAATATCCAAATCATCCAGCCACCAAAAATGTTCTAGATACTGCCAAAGATACCAAAGAACTATTAGCTGAATGGCCGCAATATATTCAAGAGGAACTGGACTCATCTCTCGCATTCGAAAAGGCTGGCGCAGTAACACCTGAAGAAAGAACCAAAATAGTCTTAGCACTAAACGGCGGAGCTGACTCTAACGCTGCCGCTACTTCACAAGCAAAAGATAAAACTAACGGTCATAAAAAAATGGCTAATGGTGGTATTTTTGCACTGCAACGTGGTGGCGTAGTTGATGCTGAGACCAATCTCGACAATATAACTATTGGTGAAGCTGGAGCGGAAACTGTACTACCTCACAAGGGTGGTGGAAGATTCAATAAACTCGTAACTAATGCTATACGTTCTGTATATGGATCAAAAATAGCTCGAGTTATAGGTAATATACTTGGAAGAAACGGAACAACGTCAGGTATCGTATATCCTGATAGTTATAGAAATGAAACTCGAAAATTATTAGCCGATAGATCTGCAGCAAGCACTGCTGATACTGAAGCAATAGTTACGACTGAACAAGCATCTCGACAGCTTGAATCTGCTACTACTAATGCTCCGAAAATAACTACCAATAGCGTAGCTAACGGTGTCTCGGAAATAAACAATGGAAGTGCAAATACCTTAGCGGCTCTCAATTACCAGAGTACTATACTTGAAGCAATTAAGAATTCAGTTACTGATATTTGTAAATCTATTAAACCTACAGAAACTAAGAGTGGTAACGAAACAGTCAGCCAGCCTACAGTTCACAACAAAACTGAAAATCTGGCAGACGTTATCGTTAACGCGATGAAAGAAGGATTTGCTGCTATGAGTGAACAGCTGTCACAGTTATTACAAAATAATAACAATGCTCCAGCCGCTCAAACATCAAAAAATACAGAAACAAGGAGAACGATAACTACTTCGTTTCCGCTAACTACAGCTAAGAGAATATAAGTCAATCGGTACTGAGGTGCTCCAGTGGAGCACCTCAGTACTTTCTCAACAGCTATATACTCTATAGCTCAAGTAAACTATATTTTAGAAAATACACGTAGGAGAAACTCATTATGGCAACTACTAATAAAACTACTAAACCTAATACAGCAGCAGTTAACCCTGACAAACTTACTGATGGTGGTAAATGGTACTCGGAGCCCTATGTAGTAAAATTAGGCGATGAGTTCTCAACCGTTGAAGATCAGCTCAAATTCAAATCTAACGACTACGAAGGAGCTGAAGGCGGAGAGAAAAATGCTCTACAATTCTACGGTCTAGTTGGAGAAAGCTCAGGTAAAGATTTAGCTTTAGCCAATACTGTATTGAAAAATCCATATTATCAGGATACTAGAGTGGGTGGCAATGATGCTATCAACTGCTTATGGCAATTTAACCGAGATGACGACATTGTTCACCCGGTAAATGTAACTACCGGTGATAAAAACAATTTCGACAGTTCAGGAATGGGACGTGTATATGCGGCGACTACTCAATTCAATCAGCAAATTTGCTGGTTCACGTTTGGCATACCGTATTTTACAAATTTAGGAAGATTCTATCAGACAGCATTTGATCCGGGTCTAATCGGATTAAATAACAACGCTATAGCTGGGCCAGGTGTTAAGCTAGGCCGTATCTTCGGAACGATTGGAACATTGTACTTTAGCCTATGTTTTTTACCTATATTTGTAACCGCAGGACTAGCATTCTTTAATCGAGTAGGTAAAGAGTCCAAGAAATATCCGGTTAATAGATTCTACGAGCTGCGTTCTACTATGCAGTTATATTACGATTACGTAGATAGTATTCTTGCTCACTGGCTTGTAAGCGCGGGTCTATACAACAACGGGCCATCCGGTCATAGTAGTGGAGCCGATTACGTTCCAGATGCACTGACCTATACCGGTGCTAGTATTTGGGATATATTACGTAGAAGAGCTATGACCGCAACCAGAAACTCTACAAATTTAACCCAAGGTCTAACTGCATATAAAGCCTACGGCGGAGATACTTTAAGCGAATACTACGCAGAGCACGACGATTCGCTACGCCAGATACCTGGTATGTATGGCAAAGGTTCCACTTCCGAAGCCAGTGACGAATTATCATTTAGGGAAGCAGCAAAATATTTTCAAATTGATAAAGAGACTGCAGGAGAAGAACAAGCCCATAGTTCAAGCATAGCTTTTAATAAAAAAATTGCTATGCAAAAAGAAGTAGCTAAACTCAATCAAGAAAGTGACGAAGCTGAACAGAGCGCTGAAAACGGAGGAGACAAATATGCTGCTGCACAAAAACAATATGACATTGAACAAAAAACCGAAAAACTGGAAAGTAATTATTTAGATGAATTCATCAATAAAGAAAGTACATCCATTTTCTCCGCAGAACCTAAAGATTGGGCTGATTCCTTTTTATCATCGGCATTAGGAGCTAGTGAATTTATTGGATTCCGTATAACCAACAGTACAGATGCATCAGAATCATTCAGTAATTCTACTCAAGAATCGGCATTTGCCAGAGCGTATAACGAAAAAGTATCATCAGTTATGCGCGTTAAAAATGATCTAGCGCAGCCCGGTAGTTCTGGCCAATCAAGCAGCGAAGGTATAATAAATAAATTCTTCGGAGCTGTTGCTGGGTTTATCGGCGGAGCCATCGATGCTTTTAACGCTATTGATGTATTCGGCATAACAGATCTCGGTCAAGCACTTATGCAAGGATCGTGGATAGATATACCAGAACAATATAGCGGATCTGATTTTAATAAAAGTCATTCACTAACATTACAGCTGAGATCTCCATACGGAGATGCTGTCAGTATCTACCAATCAATAATAGTTCCGCTAGCTTGTTTATTAGCTGGCACTCTGCCCCGTGGTTCTGGCGAAAACTCATACACGCAGCCATTCCTATGCCGTATTTATTGCAAAGGCATGTTTGCAGTACCTATGGGAATAATAGATAGCTTATCTATTAAACGTGGAGACAGTGAATTTGGCTGGACGTACGATAACATACCGTTATGTATAGATGTATCGCTATCCATTAAGGATATGTCGCCTATTATGTATCTATCGTTTAATACCAGCACTTTCAATTCACTATTTACTAACGACAGTACTTTTAACGAATACCTAAGGACATTGTCCGGCGTAGGACTTTTTGAACGTATTTCTATGTTCAGTAGATTCAGAAGAAATTTGCAATATGCAGCACAGCGTGCTAAGAATAAAATATTCAACCCGTCGTACTACAGTTATTCCGTCTCACAATGGAATATTGTTGCAGGCGTTACTCAGCTCTATCCACGTACATCTATATCGAAAAAATAGTCATAAAGCAGCAGAGCCTCATAACGAGGCTCTGCTGTCCATTAAACTAGACCTATACTAGTCCTCTTCTGCACCGTCAGCTTTGTCCATTTCTTTATCGCCACGCTCGGTATCCATGCAAACCTCGTAAGACGAAGCAACGTGTTCAAGATCACTAACTAATTCGCCACAAACATCAACTAACGTTTCACGGCACATAGATACAAATGAAAATCTTGCTGCGTGAATCTCGGATCCTTTTTTATCACTAGACACTAACTTCGTGATAGAGTTTTTAAGTGACGAGAACATATCAGCAAAATGCTTAGCACGTTCAGGCGAAGCTATTTCACCAAGATACTCTAATTCCTTAAAATACCCAACAACAGCATCAGGCCCATAGCCTAGCTGATAAATGGTTCCGCCACGACGAAGCTTATTGAGTCCAGCAAATTTATTAGCTGAATCGGATGCTGCTATGTTTATACCGATTTTCTTAAACTTAACAATAAGAATACTTTGTATTTTCTTAAAATCAGGGCCATCAAGCTTAGGCCCGTCAATAGCATCAAGCTGTTTAGAAATATCAGCACAACCTCTACTTAAAGCGCTCCATACTTTACCGGGGAATGCTTCAATTTTCATCGTCTTAAGTTTATCTTCGTTAATGTAACTCAGATATTTCTTAAGTTTCCAACGATAAAATTTAGCTAAAGTTTTAATAGTCGCTAATTCTTTACCTGCTCGTTTACCCAAAATTCCCAAACGGTTAGCACATTTCTTAATTACCGGTATAGTTGCTTTAACACCTTTTACTACAGCACTACTTGCGTCACTGATTACCGAGCCAATGTCTTTGAAAAATCCACCAATGCCGTAATCCACCGACGAGGGATCGTGCAATGTAGGGACATACTCTTCCAATCCTAATCTATATCTGCGAAGCTTTTTAGGACGGTAGTCATCATAAACACATGACAATTTAGCATACAGCGATTCTGTTCCCTGAGTACCTGCATTATCTCCACCGGAAGTATCTGCCGCACCGGCACCAGCATTATCTTTCGATCCACCAGTATCGCCACCACCTTCACCGCCAGCGCCTGCAGCTTCATCTAGCCCGCCAAGTGAATCATCAGATCCGCCCATATCATCAGTATCACCGCCTTCTCCACTATCGTCTCCTTCACCAGTATCAGGTTCTGTAGAATCAGCTGGCTCTATTTCACTATCAATAATAACGGCGTCTGCAGCATCAGCTGTACCACGAGAACAACCAATGCAGCCAGGATCTGCAGATCCAGCTTGTGTACCGTACTCCATTGTTATCATTCGATAATGAAGAATTTCATTGACCGACATTCTGTCAAACATCTTAGCTAATTTACTTTTATCATTATCGTCATCTTCATCAGTAGCATTCAAATCTTCAGAAATACTTGCTGTGCTATCATCGTCTTCGGATTCAGCATCTTCATCTGAGCTTTCCGAATCTCCGATATCTGAAGAAGCCTCTGCATCAGCTTCTTCAGAAGTATCAGCATCGTTATGCTCTTCGCGATATTGTTTATCATCCTCTTTATCAGTATCTTCTACATCTTTTATTTCGTCCTCAGCTTCAGTAACTTCTTTTGGTTTAACAGAAACAGCTGGGGTTTCTGAAAATGATTGAATTTTTTCATTCTCTTTGTTTTCCAGATCAAACAAAGCTCTCATAGTCGACTGCTTCATATGCAATATACCTTGTACTATGTATAACGAAAGTCTATTTTATAGCATGTAGTCCAAAATCCGACTATTGTATACAAATGCGCATTGTTTATACTAAATAGGATGAAATCATGGAATCAAAAACCGAAAAGCTAGTTAACCGTACACTAGCTTATTTAATCAAGTGCGATCTAACAAGATCCGCTATTTCTAGTGTAGGCGCGTCTAACAGCGTCAACAAGACCTCGCTATCGGCTATGATTTACGATTGCGTAACTTCCAACAAAGATGCTAAGGGAGATAAACGTTAATGAACATAGAAGAAATCGATAGCGGCGTCTATGGCGAGATGCTCAGTAACGACATCGAAAAGCTCAGCGACACTCAAGTTAAAACCAACGATCCTCAGTTGAAAACAGCTCTTGAGGTAATTGTCAACAGTACTTTACGTAATCTCAATCTTAGCGATAAAGATTTAGCTGGCTTTACTGATAGCCGAAAGAGATCTGCTCTTATCGTTAAGCGTGTAACCGATGCTTACAATCGCGCTAAGAAGAGTACTAATTTACAGCCTTGCTTTAAGGTAGTTAATGAAGTAACCAGAGCTATCGGCGGAAACATCTGTACAGCGTTTTCTACGCTAAGCGGTGAAATCGCTAAAGAAGCTAATCACGTAGAGAAGAAAATAGATAACAAAGCTGAACAGGTTATCCGGAATCAGAATAGCACCGAAGCTGAGAATACTCCGGATAAGAAAAACAAGAATGCAAAACCTAACGATAAGCAGCAGAAAAAAGAACTCAGCTTAACCCGAGTTAAGTGGGATGCGCTACTCAATAGGTTTGGTGGTGCAGAGATTGTCAAGAATAATATTAAAGATTACACCAAGATGACTCCTACGCTCACTGTTGACGATGCTATTGCCGTTGGAGATAGTGTCAATAACAATGAAGAGGATATTGATCTGGATAAAGAAACCGCTAACGATGTACAAAATCGTGTAGCCGAGAACATTTCTATCCCGGAAGATCAAGAGGAAGAAATAAAAGAAGCAACCGCTGAAATGTACAAAGTTATCACCAGTAATTATCACATGCATAACTTCATGTACAAGCTTTATCTTAAAGATCTAAAGAATAGAAGATACGGTAAATCTATCTTAAGTTTTACTCAAGGAGTAAGAAAATATCTTCCTATTCTCAAAGCTTTTAAGAAAACAGAACTCAACGTAAACGATAACGATTTCAACAAGCTGCATAAGAATATGGATACAGTTCTTATGAATTTTGAAATCGGTGCTTACGCTATGGCTTCGTTACGCAAAAAGCTTTACGAGAATAACACCATTCTCATGGATAGCGGCGTAGTCAACCCTGATGTCGAAGAGAAAGAAGCTGAAGAAGGTAACCCTGTTACTGAAGCGGCTATGAATGTTTATTACGATGGATTCTGCAAGAGTAACGATGACAGTATTCCCACTCTCGGTATCAAAGCATCCGACATTCGTCTCTACAAAGATAGAGCCGCTGAGATAGTTAGAGCCAAACAATTAGAAATGCAAGCGAACATGGTTCGCTATCAAAATAAAGCCAAGCAGATAGCTACTGAGCAGACACTTCACGCTTATCTAGAATCGCTTGACGATAGCTACATTCCTAAAGGGCTAACTAGAACCGATTTTGTCAGAGGTCATGATACCTCTACTGTGCAAAGACTTCTGCACAATATGCAAGCTAACTCTGATCAAAATCTGCAAGGTTTGCTCTATGACTTCATCATCGATATCAAATATCCTAACAGCAAACTGAAAAGCATCAACCGTATGTTTAGTGAAGCTGCTGCCGAAGTTATGAATCAGCATGAAGCCGATGGTGTGGATGAAGAAGATTTGAAAATGGTAGATAGCACTGTAGCTACTAAGATGGCTATTCAGGCTATCAATGATATTATTTTCTAAGTCGACGTCTATCAAATATAATCAGATATATATCATTAAGATGAGAACGCCAGCTGAATGCTAAAAAGCCGGACGAGGCCAAACGAGCATGCCCGACTGCAGAAGCGGTTCTCTTATAGATAGCCACTGCTACGGCCAACGGCGGATGAAGATAGTTTAGCTATCAGTTCCCAGCCAGGCTATGCATAGCTATCAACGACGTATAGAGAAATCTGCACGTCAGGGAATAGGGGGTAGCAATATCCTCTATTTTTTTTTCAAAACTATAAAGAAGCAGTACTCCCTAGGGAGTACTGCTTCTATCTAACTTTTATTTTTTAAGAAGAATATGTACTTGACGCTAACGTATTCGGATTAAGAGTAACATAAGTTACATCAACCTGTTTACGCAGCGAAAGGATGTTATCCTCAGTAAGAACAAGCTGTCTACGAATAGACGGCTGACTATCATCATCTGTTACCACAAAAGTCTGCAGAGCAACATTATCGTTAATACCAAGCAAATCAAAATGATCTACATAGTCACTGACACGCTCCTTAACCTTCTCGAAAATATCAAGCATTGAAATTGTCTTACTCTCAATAGCCTCTTCGATAAAGGTACAAAGCATCTCAGTAATTTGTTTCTGTATAGTTTCATTCTGCTTAACATAAGACGGAACATAGCAAACAATACGGAAGCTAAGCTCGATATTTTGTTTACTGACCGCTCCATCGCCGATGTTAACATTAGCAGTACCGATAGACTTAACGCACCTAAAGTAAAGTTTAGTACGCTCAAGTAACTGATCCTGCATGGATGTAATAACATCAAAATACGAATTAAGCGTTGAATAGATATTATTCTGAAAATCCAATTCGGCCTGTCTATCCGAGAAGAACATCTTAGCGTCAATAAACATCATTGTAACAAAATAGGTATCCGAACCTTCAGACACAAGCACAGGATCGCCAGCTGCATTGTGAATAATATCGCCGGTCATATGCTCATATCTAATTTTACCATTACTGTCAGTAATAGGTTCACCAACCTCATGTATCTTCTTGGTATACATATTACCTTTTACATCGGTAAATGTTTTAATGTAGCCATTTTCATCATGCTCGTAAACATCTTCAGTATACTTGGCCGGGATATTGGTCTCATATCTAGCATAAGTGTTAGTACCTAAGGTAACTTCAACATTGTTGTAAATAACGTTATTGATATTCTTACCTAAAGTGATAGTGAAATACTGCCTAGATAAGCCAATATACATCTGCTTATACTGATCAGGTACTCCAGTTACTATTGTATCCGACGGTTCAGAAATACCAGTTACTGCTGTCCTTGCTACCATGTAAACTACATGGAAATCAGATACAAGATCGATAAGATATTCATAATTCTTATAATCGTCGTTGTCTGATGTATAGGTAATACCTATTTTGTTATCCAGAGTGAGATGATACGTTGTAGGTATAATAAACTTATAGATGTACATCTTGGTACTTGCATCGAATGAAACATATTCGCAAGTAGTACCCACCCATTTATCTTCGGATTTAACCATCACGTACAGAAGAATATCATCAGTCGAGAGGCTAATCACGTCATCCGATCCGGATACAGTAAGATATACTTCATAGTAGCCTACAGTATCGTGGTTAATGGTAGCCCCATACGAAACTAACTTATAAGTAGTCTCGTAATTGTCTTCCACAAAGATGACTTTATCTACTGACGGCGTTGATAAGTTAAACGTATCAGCCCTAGGATATTCACCGGATAATGATACTCTCACATGATACGGGGTTTTAAGGTAGCCGGCTGTATTCAAAGTATTAGCTAAAGCACCCTTATCCATTGACACAAGAGCGTTGAGCTCATCATCTTCTAACGGAGTAGCGCAATTAGCGTCTTGATCATATTTGTAGATAGTAGCGGGAAGTATGGTTAACGACGTATCAGCCGTACAATTTACCAATGTAGAATGTTTGCCATCCGTAACGTAAGAACTTAAAAGTTTAAGTGGTACTGTAGTAGACGGAACTATCGATCCAGTACCATCTCTTATAACTTTGTAGGCGTAATAAATACGATCGGTAACGTTATCTAAAGATTTATGAACATAGAATCCATTATCTTCAAGCATAACATCAAGATCAGCCTCAGATATAGGGACTCTATCATACAACGTATCCTGAACTACACGCTTACGTAGCGTATCAACACTAATGGCATTAGAGCCGCCGGTGATACGATCACCACTAAGCTGTATGATCGTATCATACGGCATATTCTTGAAAATATTTGTATACGTACTGTCGGTACGCGCATTGTTATCATAAGTAACACCAATATCAGTATCGTTGATATTTGATACATCGATATCTAGTTTACCAACAGTAGTATACACCTCTATCAGAAGTTTACTTCCCATCATACCGTTATCGAAATAAACCTGAGGTACTGTTAGTATGAGTTTATTTTTATCAGATTGTACCTGAAAATAGACTGTAGGTACAGTTGCGTCGTAAACAACTTTGCTCTGTGTCTGTGCTAGTTCAGTATACCTACCATTCTTATAATTAAAAATCCGAAGTGCATAGAATTTATCATTATAATTAAGACTCTTAACGAATCCAGTAGTAGCTACTATAGTTTCGATAATAGTAGATTTACTAAACTGGTATACTGGTATATCAAGAATCAAATAATCTACGCCCATGTACTGAAGTTCATATTTGTCAATAACATTTTTAGACAAAACATGTAACGGGTTAGGCTCGGTTGTGTCATAAGCTACTGTAAATGAACCAGTATAGTTATTGATCAATATCTCGATCGGATAATAAATACCAAAATTGTACTTAGCTACTAAGAATGTAGTATCACTTGGTATAACTAGCTTTTTATAATTTTCGTTATAATCTAACGCACTGTCTAGTAAAAACTTCTTAGGTAAATATAAACGAATAGCACTTCTAGCAGGTGTGCTGTATAGTCTTAAGTAATCGAAATCTGACATATGTGCATACAAATCTTCCATGGACTCAGCACGCTTAGGATAAAGTAACGGAAACTTTGTATCCATAGCGTTAATAACCTGCGAAGCTATACTTGATCCAAACTCAAGTAAATGACAGAATGGAGCATTAGGATCAGCTATTGTAATCTTACCATTGAGCCTGTTCTCAATCTCATTGAGAACTTTAGCTGCTATGTTAGCTGGATTTCTTAAAGTACTGATAAGTAACGATTTATCATCAAACATGTGCAAACTCCAAATTAAATTTTATGCAGCTGAGTAGCAGCCTCATTTATTGAAGAACCTCTATCACTTATTAACGCAGATTCAGCAGCCGATAGCTGTCTCTTCACAGTAGCCATCACGTCTTCATTCTTAGCAAGTTTAGCCGGATCTTCGCGCCAGACCAAACGAAGACCGCCAAATCCATTATCGGAACCACCGTCAACAATATCAGGAAGACCTATAAAGTTATTACTGGTAAGAGTACGTGCTCGATACGCATCAGGCTGGCTGCCATTGATCGCCGGTGATGTATCTTCCGAGATTATCTGAAATCTATCAAAGTTTTTATTATATCTACGCATTAAACGTTTGAAATCATAAATGATACCAGGATCGTTATATTCTATACAGTTAGCAGCAAAAGGTACAGAAAAATTCTTAGCGGCGGATATACTTACATCACCCTGATTTATATTAAAGATGGCTCCTATCGGTGCTGACTTAGGGAAGCAACCCGTAGCTTTACACCACCAGAGAATATTTCTGCGAGTGTGATCAGTGATGAATCTATAAATAGATACAGTATAATTCAATCTCTGTTCGTAGATATCATCAGGATAAGCCATCACGATATTCTTAGTCTGAAGTGCCATATATAAGCACCAATAGAAGAAACATGATAAAATAACAGAACCTTGTATATCTACAAATTCTAATGACAATTCCTGTGTACGGTTAAATAGCTCGGCACCTTTAACTATCGTCATATCGCCGCTATGAAAATCTTCGCCTAAAGTCTGATCGACAATATTGAAATCAGGAAATCCAGTAATGCCACGCAACCCGTTACACAACGGCGTAAAGAATGGGTTACGAGTATCAACTAGAATATTCTTAGCTGCTAGCTCGCCAAGCTCAGCTTGGTCTAGTGTCTTACCACGATCCCGATTAGGGTGGCCGTAAGCGAATGGTTCAAATCCTCTAGAAAGGCAAGTATCCAAAAGCATTCTAATAGCGAATGCTATAGACCTTTCATTTTTAGTTGCAAGAAGCGACAGCACGGGATGCTGATGAAGATTACCGGTAGTCATATTTAATCTAGGTCTGGTTATAAACGTATAACCATAATTCATTATGTTAACCGGAACATAAGCAGAGCCGTGGTGATCTAGTTTAGATATAAAATTCTGAATGGTGTTATTATAACCGCCATTTCCCATGAATCTAAACGAAGCATCTAGTATGCTTTCTGCAAATTGTTGCCAAAGAGTCGGGTTATGGAGAAATGTGCCTGGCGTGCCGTACTGTATATTGTTTTTCTTATAAGTATACATATCGTCTATATCGGTTAAATTTATACCCGATAATGTATAATCAGTATCACCGTTAGCTGGCATAGTTAGCTACTCCTATAATCTAAAGGTCATATCATATGACTTTTATGCTTTAATTTAGTTAAGTATACTTTTTTATTAGTAGTCTAATATATTTTAGACTCAGTAAATTGGCAGAGATTTGGCCGTTCTCGCCTGAACAACACACCACTGAGTCTATCGGAATTATAACACTATTAGGTACATACAGCACTGCAAATCACCACACATGCATACTCCTTAGTATCTAGGTACTGGTGTTACAGTTCCCTTTAGGCACGAGATCAGCAGATAATCACTCAGAAGTAGTGAAGGAAGCTCTGCAGAGATGTCATCCTCCTAGGGCATCTCGAGGCATCTTCATCGTGTCTAGTTGCTGCGTGCTCAGCTAGCTGAGCACGCATCTTTTAACATATAGCAAGGAGTTCTCTCATGCCGCAGAATGATATACTTGAGAAAATTAAGCAGGAGTCAGTTACTGAATCTTTACAGAATTTATTTGAGGAAGTACGTCAGTCAAGATGGCTCTGCACAGCAAGCAGCACTTTTGCACGTATCGATAACATTTGTGACTCAGACTCCGAAGATGATGAAGGCTACATTAAGGTAGCCATCATCTTAGCTTACATGAGAGATCGGGCTGGTGGTTGTGGCAGTCGAGAGATGTTTTATTTCATTTATATTTACTATCTCGCTAAAGTACTTTGCCACAATGGTTATTATTTTTCTAAATATCTTGTTAACAAATTAGTTGCTACATTAATTAACCGATATGGTCGTTATGACGATATCTTTGAATTAGTTGCAGCAGCTAATGATTTTTGTGACATGCAGGAAGATACCGCTAATGCGTATCGGGCTAAAGTACTGATCGATTTTCTTTACAACTACGCATACAACGTTATGCAAAATGATTTGAAAAGTGAGCAACCGTCACTACTGGGAAAATGGTTGCCTAGTATCAATACTTCATCGAGTCGTACTAGAGCTATTGCTAAAGAATTCATTGACTGGATCAATAGCAACAAGCAGAAAATGAGAGTCTCCGAATATCGTAAAATTTGTGTTAGCCTGCGTAAGAAACTCGATATCGTAGAGCACCACATAACTGATAAGGAGTATAACTCTATTGACTATGCTAAAGTTCCCATCCTAGCTCTGAAAAAGTACAAGAAAGCATGGCTGAGAAATGATAAAAAACGATATCAGGCATATATCAGTGCTGCAGGAACGGATAAGAAAACTAAATCAAATAAAGTAACCAATCTAGAAGATGTACTTAACAACGATAAGTACAAACCTATCCGTGATTTATTCGAACTTTGCAAGAAATACTAATTTGCATATATCTTAGTACCAACGGTTAGCTGGCTTATATAAGCCAGCTAACTTGTAAAGTGTTCGTCAATTTTATATATATATATATCATTTAAGTGGAGAATAGGGTAAAACCGAAATCCAGTTTTAATTAATGCTCGAAAGAGCAAGGAGAATTATTATGGATAGAATTGTAAGACCTATCAACTTCCGGAGAATCAACAGCATACGCGCTCGCGTAGCGCGTATTGTTCGTGAAGCCAGCAAGGTAACTTCCTTAGGGCAGGAGGACCGTAACGCAATAGAGCTCGCCCCGAAATTCGGGGCGATCTACGAACTCAGTGCGTATGTACGCACTGGGCAGAATGCCTGGGTTCTCCGGCATGGCGAGGGTAGGTATACCCTCGAGGGCAGTAAGCCCAAGGTATTCTCGGATGCTGATATAGTCCGCGCAATTACCAGAAGATACATACCTAGCAAGCATAGCTGGGGGGACACTGTCTTTTGTTATAACAGAAGTGGGGAACTTCTTCTGAAGAAGAAGAGTGAGTACCTCACTGAAGAATTGTATCATTATTTCGGCTGGCAGAGATAACTCTGCCAGCTAACAAAAAAAAAAACAGGGGATGCCAAAAAGCTGAAACTCCCCTGTTTATTTTTTTTTCGTAGATGTTTATTTAGTATATATTTTATATAGTTTTACATGGAGGTAGTTATGATTAACATAGCTGGTATTATTCACAACGATTTAGCTAACGGCCCAGGTGTTCGTTGCACTGTATTTGTCCAGGGCTGCAAGCATGGCTGTAAAGGCTGTCACAATCCTGAAACATGGAAAGTCGGTGCTGGTAAAGATATGACTGCTGATGATATTTTCACCGAGATAACTAGCAATAAACTTGATACTGAAGTAACTATTTCAGGCGGCGAGCCTGTTGATCAGTACAAAGAACTTCTTCCTCTAATAGAAAAATTACAAACTGCTAAATATGGTCTCATGCTTTATACTGGCTACACTTTAGAAGAGTTAGAATCGTTTACTCAGCTATCGCCAGAATTTATTCGATTCATCACTGCATTCAAATACATTGTGTGTGATCCATTTATCTTAGCCGAACGTGATACTACGCTTAAATTCAGAGGTAGCCGTAACCAACGGATTGCAACTGCATATATAAACGATTCTGGAAACGTATCTCTTATCGATAGAACTAAAGAATTTGACGAAGAACAGTGCTGAAAAAGCAATGCTATAGTCATTCATAACCCACTCTTACTGGAGGTGTTGTTGTGTTTAACACCGAAAAAGTTATACGGATGCTGCTATGGATCTCTATACACGACGATAAAGAAATACCGGAGGAATACTGGTTAAGACCCAATGAAAATATAGTACGTTCAGAACTGCCTAGGTTCGTTCAGTCTCAGTTAACTTTACAGAATTATCTGGAATGTATTATACGGGATAACGCATTAGCTAAACGTATAGCTGACATACTAAACATACGAACTAGTGTTATGATAGATAGCTTATTACAGCTAACTGCGTATACACCTCGTGAGAAACTCGATACTACACTAGCCGACATCTACGAAGCATTCGCTACTTTAGATGAGTTATTACACTACGATAAAATACAACTCAAATTAAAAGATAATTTCACTGATTGTATTACTGAATTGCTTGCTTTACCTACCGGCAGGCTAGTGAGCAACGAATATCCTATCTAATCAGTCGTTCTAGCCTATTCTAGGGCTAGAACGATCTATTTTCATTTTTTATTTGAAGACTCTATTCGTCATCTTCTGAGCGGATTATTATTTATCCCTGATGTAATGTGACTTAATCCAAAATCTATAGAGGTAACTATCACAATGGACGGTGCTTTTGATAACTCACTTGATGAGTCTCTTAGTAAGATTAGTGTCAAGAAACGTGATGGGCGTGTTGTTCCTTACGATGGTAAAAAGATCGAGAACGCCATTAGAGCAGCTTCTCAGGCAGCTAAAACTTGTCTCAGCGACTTAGCCATTTTAACTATAAGATTCGATGTAGAAGCAGCTATCGCCAGAGAATGCGTTGCTGATAAACCTTATGATATCGAACGTATTCAAGACAATGTAGAGAAGGCTCTTATTCGTGGTAACTACAGTGAGACTGCTAAAGCATACATCCTGTATCGTGATAACAGAACCAGAGCACGTAACACTAACAGTGTAGTTAATAAAACTATCACCGATTTGGTTATGGTTGATAGTAAGGATCTTGATGCTAAACGAGAAAATGCCAACATCAACGGCGATAGCACGATGGGTGCTATGCTCAAGATTGGTGGTACTATTACTAAGGAATACAATCTCAACAATCTGATTAAGCCTGAGTATGCTAAGCTTCATCGTGATGGAGTTATCCACATCCACGATCTTGACTTTTATGCTCTTACGATGAATTGCCTTCAGATTCCTCTTGGGCAGTTACTCAAGCATGGCTTCGCTACCGGTCACGGTTATCTCCGTACCCCAGCAAGCATACGCTCTGCAGCTACCTTAGCGTGCATAGCTATCCAGAGTAATCAGAACGACATGTTTGGCGGGCAGGCCATACCTACCCTCGATTATGATCTCGCTCCGTATGTAGCCAAGTCATATGTACGTAACGCAGCTAAGTACCTCGAAGCTCACTGCGATTATGATTCAGATGCTTTCAAGACTAAGTTAATTGAGCCAGCAGATCGCTACATCGAGAAGCACGATACTATTCTCGATGAAAAAGGTATGTGGTTCTTAAATGACTTAATTGACGGTATTCGTTTTACAGTGCACGGCGTCGACTGCGCAGCTAGTCTCTCGAGCCTACACAAATATGCTCGTAGAGAAACTGAAAATGATACTTTCCAAGCTATGGAAGCGATGGTTCACAACCTCTGTACGCTCAACTCCAGATCGGGAGGACAAGTCCCATTCTCCAGTGTTAATTTCGGAACGTGCACAACAGAAGAAGGACGCATGGTTTCTAAGAATTTACTTTTGGCTGTTGATCGCGGCCTTGGTAATGGTGAAACTGCTATTTTTCCGATTTCTATTTTCAAGATGAAGAAAGGAATAAATGATAGAGGCAGTATTAACTACGATCTTTATCAGTTAGCTTGTAAAGTTTCGGCTAAGAGGCTCTTCCCTAATTTCGAAAATGTAGATGCTCCGTACAATCTTAAGTATTACAAGCCAGGTCACCCTGAAACTGAGATTGCCACGATGGGTGCTATCGCCGAGGGTAAAGTAACTCTCTACACCGACTACGGTGAAACTTACACTGGAGATATTTCCGAAGCTGGTAAGTGGTTACTTAATCACAATTATGCTACTACTAACGAATACAAAGTATTCGATCAAGATACTAAGTATATTGAGCTTAAACCGACTGTATTCATTAGCGATAGTATCAAAGGCTGCAATACTAAAGTTAAGAAGTTCATGATTTTTGATACGAACAAAGAAACCAAATGGGTTCGTATTAACTATGCGGTTAACAAATACGATGTAACTGGCACACTTATCGGGCACGTCGCATACGGTGAGCTACTAGTAACTGACGATCATCCTCTTCCTATATTTACTGGCAAGATGGAAGAAATGCATAAGAAAACCTTTACCAGAACTCTAACTAAAGATCTTAAGAAAGGTAATCTTATTCCAGCTAACGCTATGTCGATCTATGAATTTCCCGGCAGGCCAGCTAAGTACACTATGCTCGAAGTTATGCATGTTAGTGTATTAGAGAAAGATATACCCGAGCACGGCTACGATTTCGAAACTGAAAGCGATAGGTTTGACGTAGGTGTTATTGTTAGCCATAACTGCAGAACCAGAACTATCGGAAATGTATACGATCCGGAGCATCAACAGGTAACTGGCAGAGGTAATCTATTTTTTACTACGCTGAATTTACCTTATCTTGCGCTGGAAGCTAGATCAGCAACAGCAGATATACCTGATGCAATGTACGATAAGTTTATGGAACTCGTTGATAAACGAGTTGACGATATCATCGATTTATCACTTGATCGTGTGAAATTTATCAGTAACCGTAAAGCTAAGAATTATCCATTCCTAATGGGGCAACATCTGTATATTGGCAGTGAAAAGTTGCTCAACGAAGATAAGATTACTGAGATTCTTAAGCAAGGCAGTATGACTCTTGGCTTCATCGGACTAGCTGAAACACTTAAGGTACTTACCGGCAAGCATCATGGCGAATCTTCTGATTCACAAGAATTAGGCTTAGAGATAATCAGGCACCTTAGCGATCGCATGAAAGATGCAGCTAGAAAGTATAAGCTTAACTTTGCTCTTATGGGCTCACCTGCTGAAGGTTGTACTGGCAGACTACTGAGACTCACACGAGCTAAGTTCGGTGTAATCAAAGGCGTAACTGATCACGACTATTTAACTAACTCGTTCCACATTCCGGTATACTTCCCTATTACCGCCTGGGATAAGATTCAGTTAGAGGCACCGTATCACCAGTACTGCGATGGCGGCTGTATCAGCTATATCGAACTTACTGAAGATGCTACTAAAAATCTCAGAGGATTTGAAGCACTAGTAACTGCTATGGCCGATGCTAATATGAATTACTTCGCTATCAATCATCCGGTTGATCGTGATCCAGTATGCGGCTATGTAGGCTACTTCCCTGATAACACCTGCCCCAGATGCGGAAGAAAAGAAGGCGAAGGAGTTCCAGTCAGTAAGTTACTTTCCCTGAAATCATACTCTCCTGATCCAGAATACGCCGTTCGTTTTTCTGATCTTGAGCAAAATGAAATAGTATCTAACCAAATCACTAACCCGGCGTAAGCCTTAACCTGCAACATCCACGGAGGATTATACGCATCATGACGAAGACAACACTTATCGGCGAGGGAGTAGGTTTCACTCACATCGCACGTATCACTGGCTACCTGGCGCGCACTGATCGCTTTAACAGTGCTAAACTAAGCGAAGTCAAGGAACGTGTTAAGCACAGTATCTCTAACGTCGAGCCCTGCAAGTGCGCCGCTTAAGTTAATCAGATGCTAAACAGCTAATCAGCTGGAAGGGTCTCACGGCCCTTCCAGCTCTACCAATATTTTATGACTGCATCTAGGCCAGTATTGCCATATTGGCTAGATATCAAACTACTACAGAGGATTTTAACAATGGCCGATACTGTTATCTCAGATAGTAAAGAAACACTATCCGACATAGTGAACGCAATTCACGACGTACAAGATAATGCTAACTCATCTCTATTCAAATTCGTTAAAAGATCAACCGTTATCAGCAGAGTTTATATTGATGATGTGCTAGCCAATGAAGATATCCTTACGCCAATTATGCTTAATCTGCTGGATCTCTACATTGGTCTTATTCTAACAGCCTTAAACTTAAACGCATACGTTACTGGTACACAAAGAGTACGTGATGTGTTATCTACAGTAGCCACTGAGGACTTCAAGCCAATAACTAACGTTAAGACTGAGATTACCAAATACTTCGCTTTAACCAAACCTTCAGAAAACAATAAATTTGCAGGAATGGAAAGTGAGTCGTCCTCTGCAGTTGCCGAGATATCTAAGTCGTCAAGCGTACAGCCTTTACCAGTTGGCCGTGTAATCAATGCTAAACTATCTAACTTTAACAATGAAGAGAAAAAATCAATCACAACTACTGTACAGCTATTAGTACAGCTTCACCCTATTTTCGTAACACAAGACGTTTCAGCTCAGTTCATTGCTATGAATTTTGAGCCGTCATTCTCTCAAAGATGGTTACAGATGACTTCTGGCGAAATATCTTTCTGGAGTGATTTTATTTTAGGTTGTGATCTTCGAGCACAAAGATACAAAGCACTTCGCGAAGACAAGACCGGCGTTCTATCTGAGATGGAAGATCGTAGATCTAATGCAGTTGGAAACCTGTGGCTTAAATTACTTAACGTTGAGCCCAATAGACAGAATATTGCCAACACTATACTGATTTATGAGAGCAAGGGATTTAAGAGAGCTTGCAGCACTTCAGGAATCAACTTCCAAAGATACGATAGCCGTCAGAAATTCTTTGAAGCTACTATGTCAATGATCGTAGTAGTAGTAGACGTCATGTATAGTAAGATACATATGTATTACAACGGCATCAATACTACTAGCGAATTAACTTTCGATCAGTGCAAACGTAATTCCAAGACTGAAAGCGTTGACATTATGACCATGATGAAGCAGTATGCACAAGGTCTCGCACCCAAGTTCTAATAAGGAGAAGTACGGTTTATGATGTTTTTAACTAAGATAGCTAAAGCTATCAAAGATTGGCATGACAAAAATCGCATCGCTAACATGAAGCGTGAAGATGTAGAGGACGTCATCGACCAAAACATTAAATTGCACACTGACATTAGCAGCTCTCTTAAGGATTTCACTGATCAAGAGATGTGCGACTGGATGACCAACAAAGTTAGGCCGGCTCTCGATCACTCCAACGATGAGTTTCACACCTGCCTAGATGAATATTACAAGCATCTTGGTAACGGTGCTATGGCATCTGAGAGAAAATGCCCGCTATCCAGTTTACGTAAAGCAAATTCTATTTTTGCTAAAATTTTAGCAGAGATCAAGCCAAAGCTTGACGATTTCTTTGACAAAGATTCCGTAGATATTTACGAAACAAAAATGAGCACTTTGGCTGTACTCGGCATGCTCAGAGATAGTAATCTGATAGCCAATTTCAGTATGTATCTGTTCACTTACCTCACTCGTATCGGTAACGATACTGCCGGATCTATCCCTAAGTACCGTAACAAATTTGTTATGGAGAATGCTGAGCAGGTAGGAAAAATTATCTCACGAGTACTCGAGCATCGTGGAGATTATAATTTCCTTGACGATGTTTCCAGAATGCGTAAACAAAATGCTGATATGGTTTTAGGCTTCGGTGGAAACATCGATTTTGATCAGCGTGCTGCCATGAATTTCTATCCAGGAGATTTACTGGATACTCTCCTTGGAGCTCTTTCGCACCTTAACATTTTCAAGGCAATCGGTAACGCATGGCTTCGTTATAAGGTTAATAGAAACAACAAAATTAAAGAATCGAGAGAGTGGCTAATCAATCACGTAGCTATTATGCGCATGGATTTAGCTGACAAAAAACCTTCCAGTCCCGAATACAATAAAATTCTTAATGTTATTAAGACTTACGATGCTAAGATAGCTGAGTATGACAAAGAGATTCAAGACTTCGAAAACGGGGAGTAATTATGGAAATTTTTGACGTAATGAAACCTGCCAACTCAGCAGTTAACAGTAGAGGACGTATCGAGAATTTAACTATTTGTCGAGATATCGTTCTCATTGAACTGCTTAAGCAGGTTGACATACGTAATACTACGTTATTTATAGCGGCACAATACGCTAATATGTTTAATACTGTGTGGAAAGATAACCCTAAGCTCATCCACCAGTATTACAGCACTCATCAGCGTGAACTATCACTCTTCATTAAGATGAAGCTAGATCGTGTTGTCAACAGATTACTTGATCAAGCTGCTACCTTCAGTAAAGGCAATAGATTTCTGAATACGGTGCTACTAGATGCAGCTACCGCAGCATCTATTGATAACGTATTAAATGAGCTAAAAACCAGAGCTAGTAACATAGATCTCTCCAACGAACTAGTTACTACCACTCAAGATCTACTTAACGGTAAACCTGTAATTAAAACAGGAATAATGCGTGAGCTAGAAGTCTTTGAAGTAGCTATTCGTGGAAATCGTGAAGCTTACAAGGCAGATGAACGTAATAGCCAGTGGCGTGCTAGTCCGGCTAGCAGCATTCCGCTTCTTATTTCGCAATTATACGACACACTAACTGGTATCGTACGTAGCATTAGATATAAATCAGCAGATGTGTGCTACAACTATAAAGAATGGGCAACTCTACTGAGCATTATGTACATGCTATACGTAGATCCACGCTACTATACCAATTTCTTCGATGCTCCTGATGGAAATTACTACGGAGAAAATCCATACGCCAATATGTTCACCGCATTTACTCCTGAAGAAGCTATATGCGATTGTGGTCATCTTGGTGTTACGGTAGAGGCCTACGAGAAAACGCACACTAAGCTTCGTGAACGTAATGATAACCCGTTGGTAAAAACTTATCTTAGATTACAATACGCTATAAATGGAGCTGCTCAAGACACAGCTGCATAATCATAGGTAGACTCCGGAGTATTCCGGAGTCTACCTATTTTAATATTTACTAACTTTTTCATATAGTTTAACTAGAGAGGTAATACATGATAGATAAAGAAACTGAAAACAAGCTCGATTGGGTATTTGAACATGCGGATCGCTACTGTATCATACTTAAAAGCGGTATAACTAAATTCAAATTTGACAAAGTTGTACATCTAGATGATTGCTGCGGGTATATTTTTGCTAGCGTAGCATACGTCGTCGCAGCATCTCCCGAGCAGTATTATAAACGAAATTATGGTAAACTTAAAGTAATTGATTGGAAGCCCTATCGAATCAACGGTGATCTTATATGTCCGTGGCCTGCTGATTTGCTGAAAGATACTCTCTCTAAGTTAATTCAGGACATGCCAGACCTGGAAATAGAATCAGCAACTTACACCAAAATAACTTACGAGCGTTACAATCTCTCAAAAGATAATAACGAATGGTTTGCAGTAGATTGCAGTAATCTGAAGGATGAAATATGCTAAAGAAAAAAATGATAGCTAAGCTTGACAAGATACTTGAAACGGCTAGAAGTTATGGTCTTGTACTGAGCAGTGGTACTTTAAGATTCTATTTCACTCGTAGTGTACTTCGTGTCGGCAATAGAGAGATCTCCACATCCGACAGTGCATCTTGGACTGATGTTAGCCCTAACAGCGGATTTAGAAACGAAACTAATCATTGGCTGAACACATCACCTTGCCATCTAAACGGAAGGTCGCTGTGGAGTCCAAGCACCGAAGAACTAAAACAGTATTTAACTCTATTAATACAAACTAGACCAGATTTAGAAGTACTGGCTGCCGACTACTTAAAGAAATCGTATCATCGGTTAGATATCTCTACCGGTAAATGGATCAAAGATTGTCACGCTAAGAGATGGCATAGTGCTGATGCTTGGCAGCTGGTGTGTGAAATATGATAAGTGAAAAAAGTAAAAAGAAACTTGAACAGCTAATTGATTCAGCTTATAAATTTGAAATTATTCTTCAGACTGGAACAAAGAAATATCGCTTAGCTCGTGATGAAGCATCCTGGGATAGTCAAGCTACAGAACTTCACGTAGGCCACTTAAATACGGAATCAGATGCTAACTGCTACAAAGACAGAAACGGTAACCCGCGCTACAAGCCTTGTCATTTTCGTAGTGGTGGATCAGTTTGGTTCAGCAGCACTGTTAAGCAGTACCTAAATAAATTGATTGAAGAAAATTCAGATTTAGAAATCGTATCAGCTACCTATAACTACGAAATAACCATACAAAAGAAATACCAATATTCTACTGAAAAAGAAAAATGGCTTAAAGCTTAAACCGGCAGGCATTGCATATGCAATGCCTGTTCGTCAATTCTATATATATATATCATTAAAGTGGCAAATAGGATTAAGTTCCGAAAGTCAGTTTTAATCAAGCTCGAAAGAGCAAGGAGAATTATTATGGATAGAATTGTAAGACCTATCAGCTACCAGAGAATCAACCACATGCGCGCTCGCGTAGCGCGTATTGTTCGTAATGCAGCGGTGGTAACTGCCTTAGGGCAGGAGGACCGGAACGCGATCGAGCTCGCCCCGAATTTCGGGGCGAGCTACGAACTCAGTGCGTACATACGCACTGAGAATGGCTGGCTTCTCCGTCACGGAGAAGCCAGATATAGCCTCAAAGGCGGTAAGCCCCAGGTATTCTCGGATGCTGAAATTTCAAATCTCATTGTAAGGAGGTACATACCCAGCAAGCATAGCTGGGCGGACACTGTTGTTGTTTATAACAAAAGTGGGGATCTTCTTCTGAAGAAGAAGAATGAATACCTCACTAGTGAGTTGTATCATTATTTCGGCTGGCAGAGATAACTCTAACCAGCTAACAAAAAACAGGGGATGCCAAAAAGCTGAAACTCCCCTGTTTATTTTTTTTTCATAACGATAATATTTATATATTACTACTACGCATAATTTATTTAGGAGGTTTTATGCTAAATAAAACTGAGCTGCAAAAGCTCATCGAGGCACCCATCGGCCAGAAGTGCCTCATCACCGATCCATTTCCCACTAGTAGAGTTAAGCAATTTCAGGTAATTATGCAGCCGGCAATAGCTTCTGACGGGCTCAGCGCTATCAGCTATGGATTTGAAGGTGCAGGGATTTGCAAAAAAGATTCAACCGGGCAGAAAACAGTACTTGTTACTATTCACGTAATAGGTACTGTTCTTGATTTTACCAACCGCGAAGCATTTGACGAACTTGGAGCTACTATCTGCCATGAATTTGGGCACGCCCAGCAATATATACTAGGAACAGAAAAAAGGCTTAAAGTAGATCACCCACACGCTTATGCACTTATTGCTCCGGATGAAGGAAAAGCTGATATCCACGCTCTCTATTGCGGGTATGGAAAAATTTTAGCAAAAAGATTCAAACGTATATGGAATGCGTTAAAAGACGATGTAATGTTTTGCGCGCACAATGCCGATTTACCAATGCGTGCTCACTGTCTTGAACATCTTGTTAAGAAGTATGCAGTAACTCAAGAAGAACAAATTAGGCGTATAGATAAATATCACATTAACTGTCGTGATAGAACGCTGTATTATACGCTAGCTTGCAGTAACGGTAATTTCACCCGGGTGTATTGGAAAATCAAATCTATTACCTTTGGGGAAGAAGATATTGTAACCATCGACCTATTCGGAAGAATAGGTGCCAATCGTATTTGGGATGATCATGAGCATCTTGTTGTTTTTCAAAACGAATGTGAGTTCGTTTAAGGAGTTAACATGAGCAGTACGAGAAAAATGCTTGAAGTCAAGAAGAAAGACGCTTGGCTTAAGAAAATGGCTATCAAAGCTTTCGATAGCCAGGCTAGAGAATACAAACTGCAGGGAGGGACTGAGAAAGCATTTATGTCAGGCCCCAACTGTTTTACGTTCAACGGTAAGCAGCTTATCGATGATGATAAGCTGTTTTACTACAAGACAATGGCTTGGAAAAAAGCTGCGAAAGAATCAGTAACTTCTATAACTGATTCTAACGTCAAGCGTCTCGATAAACATCTTGAAGATTGGGAAGCGTTTGAAGATATCGCAACTAGCAAATTAGCTAGCTGGCGTAAATCTGAAGAACATCTTCAGAGCTGGATAAGCGAATTTAAGCTTGAGTCGCAGCGGGACTATTTATTTAAGCTCAGCATCGAGGACAGCCACTTATTTTGGTATGCAGATGAAGTGTGGCATGCTCTCAAGAAAACATGCAAAGCTTATGACAAGGTAGGCAAAGGAATCCTATTCTTTGCCCAGCTGGAAGGACTAAACGCAGAACTGAACTACAAGAACGATATGCAGATCTGGGAAAAGTTTTACGGAGGTACGAAATAATGGATGAAAAGGAAACAACAGAACTTCCTGCACCTGAAAAATCTAATGATCAACTTTCGGGTGCAGTAGATCGTCTTGCGAAAGCCCTACACGAAGGGATAGCTAGGGTAGAAGAAGAAATGAACACTACCTTTCGTCTAATAGACGTACACAAAGATGGTTTAAGAGACGTCATAGCAGAAACTATCGATAGTATCCCCGAAGAATATGAAAAGCGTGGTGCTTGTCGGTGGTACCTCGGAGAGTATTACGAGATGACTGTATGGATCCTCTCTGATTATCTCGCGAAAGGTATATCGCGTGTCCGCGGAAGAACTTATGACCATTACGGCGATCCTGACAAAATCATCGAGGTTCTTCAACACGCTATGTACAATGAGCTAATCAATGATGACCTTCTTGAAGGAGCCTATCGGAGTGCTGAGTGCGTATTCAAACTAAACAACGACGAGATGGGATTCAGAATCAGGGTAGAGAAATTCAAAGCGGAATTACTAAAGTTCATGTATTGCTGTGCCAAAGATCTCTATGAGCATTACCACAAGTAACTGTTAGTATAATCTTCAACTGTGTAGAGTACTGGCCTGCAGGCCAGTACTCTTTTATCTCAAAAGTTCATCATTTTTTCCATAGTAATATTTATATATTACTAATGTGTGATAGTTGTAACTTTACAACTGTATAACAGGGAGAGAGTTATGATAGACGCTAAGGTCTACCTACTTTATTATTTAATTCTTCTTTTTTATAGAACTTTAGTAGGAGGGTTTAACAATGAAAGACAAAAGAGATCACGTTAAAATTGTTAACAATTTCATAGAAAAAACGATTGAAGAAGCGTGCAATAAATCTATCGAATTACGTAAATTAATTCCTGGCTGCGGCGGCAATGATAATGCTAGCCGTTACGTTCTTAGAACAGTTATGGATAAACTCAAATTCGAAGGTATTGTACAATCCGAATATAAAGAACGTATCAAAGACGAAATTGTTAGCGAAATGCTACGTGATTTGGAAATAAGAGAACCACCAAAACCAGAAGAAGTAATGGAAGAATATCAGCGGCTTATGAAAGTTTTAATGAAAGACGCTGAAAAAGATATTACTACATTTCTTCATGAATATGTAAATACTTGTACTGAACCAAAACCAACAGAAAAAGATATGATTGGCCTCATCATACAACGTATTTACTCCATGCCTTTCTCAAGCACTGAATCAAAAATAAGATGCTATTTAGTTAAATTACACTACGTTAGCTACTACACTGATTGGTACAATCGGTATGATAAGGATATAAGAGAATTTTCGGAATCATGCCACAAATACGCTGAAGAAAGAGCTAAGGAAATTTGGGAAAATGCTAAACTGGATGACAATCCCTTTCTTCCATTTCTAAAGAGGTAATCTATGGAAAACACTGACGAGAATAACGAGTACATCAAATATGGTGCAGACGACGAGCGCAGTGCCCAGCGTCAAGCTTCTGCTAGAAGAACTGCTAAAAGAATAGCACAGCAAGCGTATCACGGCATGGTTCTGACTATGGCACAGACCATGTATTACAATGACGATATTGACGATGACGAAGTTGCCGATATTGACGATGATGATATTGACGATGACGAATCAGATTATCGTTACATTGATGAAGATATTCTTGAAATCTTCGCTGAGAATTGCAGAATAAGACCGAAGTGGCATCATCCAGACGCATCAGCGGCATGGGACGAATACGTTAACGTCATCAATCGGAAAACAAGAAACGCTATTGAAGACGCTAAGATCACAGCCATGTACGCAATAACAGAGAGTAAAACTGCTAAAGCTAATGATGAAACAGTTATCAAAATGCTGCAGACAGTTATCTATAGAAAGCCTTTCGATGATCCAGAATCACAACTACTTTGTTTTGCTGCTGAGAAGATATATGTACTAGATGGCATAGGGCATGTTTTTGATTGCAATCTTCAAGATCGCAAACGCAAATGCAACTCTGATGCATATAAATCAGCTATAAATATCTGGAACGATGCTAAGAAAGGATTACTTAAAATCGATCCTAATAACGTAGCATCCGGCTGTGGGAAAGACGCTGAATTACAAGAAAGACTCAAGATACAGCAGCGGTATTTTAATGAGTGGACAAAGAAGCTTAACCATACACAAGCCCGTGCTTACTTTACCACACTCAATTTTATCGCCAATGAAACTAAGCAATATATAGATGATGTTAAGAATGGAGATACTCCCGCACCTAAAACAGAAAGTAAGGATTCATCTGTCAAAATTAAAGTCACTGGTAAACCAGAAGAAAAAGATTGGGATTTCAAAGATCTGCACGATAAAAATTTCTAGTTAGTCTATCTTTCATTCAAACAAATAGTCAAGCTGTCCTCCTAGGAGGACAGCTTGACTAGCGTCTATCAAAAAAAAATATCCATATATTACCCGCGTGTAGTACCGTACTAGCTAAGCTCTAACGAGCCTCTGGTCTAGTGTGGACTCAAACTTAATTAAGCTCGAAAGAGCAAGGAGACTTTATGAATAGGACCGACAGGAAATTTTTCGAAAGGTATGTAAAAGAGACAAACGATGGAGTAAAAAGAGTAAAATATAATAAAGAATTAAGTGAGAAATACAAGAACGATATATTTGTTGCAGAATTCGATAATGAGTGGCAAAATACGCTCGCCTACACGCTATGGTATTTCAAGGTAATAGTTGTAGGAAAAAAGATTCCAGGCACCTTTAGGGAAGCTTGGACAATATGGCATGAAATTGGCCATATTCGGAAAGAAGAAGCCCATAAGGATTTTGGTCCTGAGTGGGACGGAATAGATTCGCACAGTTTGCCTATCGCCAGAACCGATGAGGTCGCGGCCGATTGGGAAGCTGTGAAAAGAGGATTCGGAGAGGACCTCATACGAGATCTCGCTGAATCTGCCGTTAATAATATTATCGACGGCGAAATATCGGACAACCTGGATAGAATCAGAAGAGTCCGGAAATTTAACAAAACCGGGATATGGGATGCTGGAATCTCAAAACCCATGTCTTGTAAATGGGCGATGGTGAAAGTAAAATCGCTGAGTACCCTAGTGAATCTCACTGGGGCAATCGGCAAGCACCTAGTCCAAGCATGGATTGAGCACCTCGCCTAACCCCAAACCCAGAGCTTTAGGCTCTGGGTTTCTTTTTTTTTATTTTAGAATAAATTTCTAAGTTTAGAAGCAACGGTGTTAACTAAATCTTTAGCTATATCCAGTAATTCGAACGAGTTACTATTCATGATATTTCGTATCATTACATTAACTTCAGCATCCTGAGGTATGCCATCGACTATCTGCCCAAACTGTTCTTTAGACCATTTCAGTATATCATTCATACGAGTAGATAAGTTACTATCAGGCTTAGTATCCAGCAATAATCTGTACACATATACAGCAGTATCCTGTCCTATACGGTAGCAACGATCAGATGCCTGCTCGTAATCAGTAGATCTATAAGGTACATTAAGGAAGATAACTGTATTGGCCTCATTGATAGTATGCCCGGTAGACATACACTTGATACTTGCTATCAAGGGATTAAGCGAAGGATCTTGCTTAAACGTTGCAACCAGCTCTTTAGCCTGGTTAGAATTTTCGCCAGTTATAAGCATTGGTTTAAGTCCTTCATTAACGCACTTGGTATACGCATCATGAAGTGAATCAGTATAATCAGAAAACAGTATAGTTTTCTTGGCTGCTCCTTTGATAATATCTATCACTTCTTTGCCGATGAGCGCACTGGTCATCTCCTGCCTTAATTTATTGAGTAAGTTACCGATTACCTCACCCATAACTTTAAGGGTAACATACTTATACACCGTACGTGAATCCTTAAATACTTTCTTCATGTGGTTCGGTAGTCTAGGTATAAGTACGTCGTGATCATACTTGTTAACAGCTTCGATAGTTATTCGCATATCGTTACCGATTTCTAGACCAGACGATATCTTACCACCCTTAATAAACTTCAAATCACTCTTATATCTTTCGAATTCTTTTTTCTCAGCTTCGGGCAATAGATTTGCCTCGTAGTAATCTAGTATATCTAAAAATGCTTTCTCATATCTATCATAATTCTGCTTATAGTAAGCAGAACGTTCAGCTGCATACTCTTTACAGGCTTTCTTAACTTCGTCTACGGTGTATTTCTTACCATCTGGTATTTTGATCAGCAAATCATTTTCTATCTTATCAGGTAAATGAAGCACTTCTTCTTTACGCTTACGAAACATCAACAGACCTAAACGGTTATGAAGCAGTTCGTTCATAACTGAAGGATATCTGTTTAATTTTTTGAACATGTTTCGTAAGTTAAAACTCCACATCGTATCAAGTAACTCTAAGATAGGTATACATTCTGTACCAAGAGCCTTGATAGGAGTACCCGACATCAGCAATATATCCTGGCAGTTAGTCGATGTAGCTAAATCTATCAGCTGCCTTGTGCGTAGTGAATCTATATCCTTAAAGTTATGACACTCGTCGACAATAATCATAAACGATTTAAGATCAAATCTACGTCTAACAGCATCTTTAATCTTATCTATCGCTTCATAGTTAACAACAACATAATTAGTCTCGCTGGTTATATTGTCAACGCTATCACCAATAACCCAGATCTTACAGTCATCTACTGTCTCAGCTATCTCAGTAGGCCACACATTCATAGTTACTGATTTAGGAGCTATAACCACAGCGTGTTTCTTATGTAGACCTTCTTTAAGGAATATAGAAGTTGCTGATTTACCCAAACCAGGTTCAAACCCAAGTAAGTATCCTTTCAATAAAAACTGAGTTTTCTTCTGCCAATATACATCTTTAATAAACTCTAGCTGATAAGGCAATGGCTGTCTCTTTAGACTACTGATAACATCCATATCCAGCGAGGAAGGAACATCTACCTGAGTATTCTTATACCAAGTATTAGATATAAGCAGGTTAATGATCTTATCTACATTTCTGGCATGCGGAGAAAACTTTTTATTTTCCTGCAGAAGATAAATAAGCTCAGGTACGAAGAATCTACTAATAGTAAGCCTATGCTTATCAGGAGTTAAAGAGAAAAACTTATACAAAAAGCCTGCAGCACTGTATCTTCTTTTAATGAAATTGTAAAGAGATCGTGCATCTATTCCACCGATCAAAACTTTAGAGCCTGATTCTATAACACTAGGAATAAGATCAAGCTGGCCGAACATTCTCCAATAAGTCCAATCGAACGGGCCAGAAACACTTCTGCTAACATCCTCGTCAGCAGTACTCGTGCTATTTTTGAAAGGCCAGAAAAACATAGAAGAATCCATTACGATCTCCTCATTTGCTAAATTAAGAATTCATAAAATGACCAAAGAGTACCATAGCCATAAGGCTATGGTACCCGAACAGTCAGAAATTAGAGCAAATGTGCTTTTTGAAAATATAGATACACGATAAACGTATGTTTGGTGGGCGTAGAGAGAATCGAACTCTCACGATGTTAATCACTAGAACCTAAATCTAGCGTGTCTACCAATTCCACCATACGCCCATAACTGATATAACCTTGGTGAACCCTACGGGATTCGAACCCGTATTTTCGCCGTGAAAGGGCGATGTCCTAACCGTTAGACGAAGGATTCTGAAATGGTTAACGATTCGTTTTCTCGATCATCTCATCAAGGGTAATGCACTTACCACTAGACTTACGTATCGGATAACGTTTACGATACTGACTAAGTTCCTCTAACCACTCCATGAGCGGAACTAGCTCAATAGTTGCAAATACTTGAGTTCCACGACCTATTGAAACGTGATAGTACTGTGAAACTATACGTTTGTCAAGAATAGTCCTAATCTCAGAAATAGTTTTATCAAGATCAGCTTTCTCTTCTGACATATTTTTCTCCATGATTGATAACGATGCCCTAACCATTAGACGAAAGGTTCGTAAAATGGATAAAACTCATTATTCTCTTCAGTTTGTAATTTGCGAAGTCGCTTTTGAAGCTCATCGCATCGTTTAATTTCTTCAGAATTATCCAAGCCACCTATACCTTTGTGGCACATTTCCGAAGAGATAGCATCTAATTCACGATAAAGCTTAAGTTCTTCCATCCAGCCAAGAAGAGTTGCAATATGAACATTAAAGAATGCCGTCAACTCAGGTTTAGCTATTCCATCTTCGCAGCATGATATTTTACCATTATCTTTATTCTTCTTAATGGCATCAACTAAATCATTAAGACTAACTTTACCATTTTTCATAATTTTCTCAAATGGTGGCCCTTCCCGGGTTTGAACCAGGGACCAAACAGTTATGAGCTGCCTGCTACTTACCACTGAGCTAAAGGGCCGTAATAATTATTGCTAAATTACGTTTTTGGTTAAAGCATCGTGCAAAATTTGAAGCTCAGAAAGAAAACAAGATATACGACGATACATTAGCTCCTTTTGTCCATCAGTAGCCTTGCTTTCAACTTCTCTTACTTCGCTTATTGCATCCATGAGTTTATAATCCCAACCTTGATCTAATTCGCCAATTACATTTATTGCAGCAATAGCTCTTAAAACATCCTGACGGGATAAATTACGCTCAGTATTTTGCTGCATCATATGTTTTCTCAGCTTAACTAAAATAGGGTTGCGCCAGACAAACAGGCAGGAGTTGCACCTGCGTGGCTAGACAGTGAAAGGAGAAACTAGCCTGAGACTGCGGGATGCCTGGCGCAATAGGGAGGAGTACAGACGTTCGTATCAAAATTAAGCGAGGGACCAACCTATCTAATCATGAACATAACTATCTATACTCCAAATGGGTGGCAACTACACTTGGGTTGCACAACAAATATAGTTGCCGGTTTAACGTAAGGAGGTGTTATGAATATGCCAGCTGTAAGACTCGAACTCACAACCAACTGTTTACAAAACAGCTGCACTACCATTGTGCTAAGCTGGCATTACTGAAAATGGCGGATAGAGTGAGATTCGAACTCACGGTACGTTATTAGCGTACGGCTCTTTAGTAGAGAGTTGCCTTAAGCCGCTCAGCCATCTATCCATAACAAGCAAATTGGCAGGGGCTGATGGATTCGAACCACCGGTAAGCAGAGTCAGAGTCTGCTGCCTTACCACTTGGCGAAGCCCCCTATGAAAATGGCAGGAGTTGATGGGTTCAAGCCACCATAACGGAAGAGCATTCCAGATTTGGAATCCGTTGTTCTATCTTTGAACTAAACTCCTATGGCGGGACGAATGGGTATCGAACCCACGACCTCCTGCGTGACAGGCAGGCGTTCTAACCAGCTGAACTATCGCCCCGTAATAAGTAAATTGGCAGGAACTAAAGGATTCGAACCCTTACAAAATGATTTGGAATCATTTGTGCTAGCCATTACACCAAGTTCCCTAAATTGGCAGGGGTAGCAAGATTCGGACTTGCGCATGGCGGGATCAAAACCCGCTGCCTTACCGCTTGGCTATACCCCTACTGGTGCCGATGGAGAGGATCGAACTCTCGTGGCTAAAAGCCGAGAAATTTTGAGTTTCTTATGTATACCAATTTCATCACATCGGCATATACAACTAATCTTCTACACCGGTTACAGTAGCAATACCGATTCTCATAACAAGAATCTCATTGTAACTCGTCATAGCCTTAAGCTGCCTTGTAAGCAATCCAGCAGGAGTGGTGCCAAACATAAGATAATTCTCATCAAAATCAGCGCCTACCTTAAATCTAGTATCGTCTATAACCTTGGAAAGCTTACCAATACGATCTGCAAGAGTTTTCTGTTCATCGAGTAGTCTATTAAAACAGGCTCTGTCCATTTTTGCCATATATATATACTCCGAATAAATTAACTGGTGGGTTGTGAGGGACTCGAACCCTCGACCAACGGATTAAAAGTCCGCTGCTCTACCAACTGAGCTAACAACCCGTTGGTGCCAACGGAGGGACTCGAACCCTCATGGCCGCAAGACCGAGAGATTTTAAGTCTCTTGTGACTACCGATTTCACCACATTGGCAAAAGTTAGAGAAAACCAGCTTAGGTTGGAGAAACTTCACGAAAGTTCACCTAGGTCAATTCTCTCTAACTATATAAAGTATCCAGTCTATAATAATTTACAGAATCTCAACAGCGTAGCCTGGATATGCTGTACTAATGTAGTTAGCTATATCCTTAGCCTTACTGCTATCGATGCCATAAATACGGATATCCGTGTGGGTTTCTGACGAGACCTTCTCCAAGGTAGACTCATCTATCCACTCCTTGGCTATTACAGGAGTAGAGGTAGAACCATCCGCTGTAGTAATAGTAAGGATAATGTAAGATAGCGAATCTACCGAAGGAAGATCAGGATACACCCTCTTAACTTCTTGGTGATAGATACTAAGATTACTTCCGCCAAATTGCCTAGCTACTGTATAATTGCACAAAGACACAACTACACCGTGCCAGTAAACATTATCATGCGGAGATTTAGTCTTAAAACGTATCTCATCACCAATGGCTATATCTTCGAGTTTTTCAACAGCCATAAGAACCTCATTTCTTAGACTTATCGTTAACCACTACTCCGCCGGCTACGATTATCTTATTCGTGTTAATGAACTTAAGTAAAAGCTCCTTAGAACGTTTAAGCATCTCGGTATAAATAGCCATCGGGTGTGCTACAGGATAGTCCATTTCTCTGCCGTCTTTATCAATGATATCAACGAATTCCTTCAACGAGCAAACTGAATTAGCCAGCACGTTAAAATAAAGATTCTTATCCTGACGCATAGCATCGATAACTTTATCAGTAAGCTTTTCCTTACTCTCACCAGCATAAAGTGCAGCTAATACTGCGCTTACACCAGTTACCATAGATAAAGTCACAACGTATCTAACATACTCCTCTACCGGAAGAGCAAGCTTATCATCACCATCCAAATAGTTTTTCTTCAGGCGATCAACTAACTCGCTGTAATACGAGTCAATAGCGTACCAGAGAGGGAGAGGGCCGTTGATAGTGAAGCCATGCTTCAGCGAAGACATGATAGCGCCAAGAACATCCTGAACCACATCAGCATTGGCTACCTGATCATGGACGGTTCCGCCTAACTTGAGAGTAGGCCTATGTACACAGGCAAGACGGTTGAGCATTTCGGTGAAATACTTCAATGCATCACCGTTAGGATTGTGCCCATTAGTGTACAAATCTATCTGGCTCTCCAACCCTTCTCGGACGCCTTTATAATAATCAGTAGCTTTCTCAGGATGTGCATAAAAAGGATGTAAGCAACTGTCAGGCTCACGCTCCACAGTATCATAAATGTAAATATAGCCATTCTGGAAATGGATCTTCTTCGCCATAAAGGTATATGCATCAGTCATCTTACCGCTAGCATATGAAGTATCGAAAGGTTCGCATCCGCAAATGGCATTAGCCAGCATCAGCTCCCAAGGATACTCCGCACCAGCAATACGAAGATCTGACATATACACCCACAGCGTTATAGGCTTCTGTCGTTTAGTATTGAGATCATTGATAGCTCGAACTACATTAGGATCAGGAGATCTAGTAATGAATACCAACGGCTTATCCGAAGGATAATTGGTAAAGTATTCCATCACATTGATTTCTTTGAATGATCCGTGTATCAACGCGTCGCTATAAATGAAAACTCTTACATTCTCATCTAAATATTCTGTACCAAGAGCGTAATTAAGAATACCATCGGTAATAGTACCAAGAGAACACTTCAGCTTAATGTCATGCTCAGGTACCTCAACAGAAAACTCATCAGCACTTTCCTTACGGCTATTAGTGTAGGAGATGAATTCCCATGCTACTTTAGGAGAAGCCTCGAAAATAGCCTTCATAGCTTTGGCCAGCACAATATTGCCGCCAGAACTAGATAGAGCCTGCATAAAGGCTATCTTACCAGCTGCTTTAATTTGTTCAGCTTCGCTGTTAGGGTCGCTGCAAAGCGACTCTACAGTAAACTTATAGCTATCTACTCGTTTCTGAACCTCATCGAAAATATCCTTGGCAATACAGCTGTAAGTATATCCGGACAAGGCTGCTTCTGTATTATAAGTTTCCAAAAACTTTCTAAGAAAGGCGGCAGCAAACAGCATTGAAGTAGTAGTGCCATCCTTGGCATAATTATCTACTCGTCCGCCAATATAAGTAAGCATGTTCTTGATATATTTCTCAAGAGGAGAAATACAATCTACCGAATTAAGTATACGAATACCATCCCTGGTAAAGATACTTGGCTTAAAACTCTCGTTAACACCATACTCGCTAATGAGCATAGCGTAACCTGATTTAGGCCCGCAATGCTCGGTTAATATCTCACAGCAGCGAGTCAGCATATCAAGAATATGCTGCTTACTTTCTTTCATACTAACAATATTGGTTATACCGAAGTTGGTATTAACCACTGATCTCATGCTGGGATCAGCGACTTCCGGTTGATTAGCCATATTAGTTAATTTCCTTTAGCTATCTTTTTCTGTTTATCGTCGATTTGGGCTTGTATATCGCTCATATGCTTGACTTTTAGATTGTTTTCCTTAACAATAAAGTCACGCAAATAGGAGAATGAAGCGTAGTCGAATTCATCCATAATGTCGACTACGCTCAGGCCAGTTTGCTTGAATACATCATTGTAGTAGCAAAACTCAAGAACTTCCTGAAATATCCGGCGATAAGGCTGCCGGTTATCTTCAACATCCAGATGAAACAAACCGAGAGGTTTGCCTGGAACGTAAAACTCTCGGTTGAAATAACTGGTATTGAAAATCTCTACCAGGTGTTCTTTAGCTAAGCCATGAATACGTTGAATTTTCGTTTTGTCTACGAATTCGAAGTATTCTCTGAAGTATTCTGCGAACTTGCCAGTTCGCTCTGCTGATAACTTATTCTCCAAAGCTTCATACGCCCTAGGGTAAAAAAAGCTTGTGCCGCATCGTAAGGAATATATCCATCGTAAGCAGTTACAGGCTTAGCGTGGCACTTAGGGCACTCCTGGAAGTAGAAAGCAATGTGACTAATCTTAGTCCTTCTGATGTAATCCTGCATCTTCTGACCAAAGTCAGGTACACGCTGCTGCATCTCATCAAGAATAAGATCAAAAGTCTCGTTATTGGCGCCACCTGCATCATTCTCTACAATGAAAGTATTAAGCTCTTCACCGTTAACAACGTAGGTACACTCAACAGACTTGATCCAAGGACGGTAGCACCTGTTCTGATTGAAGGTGATGTAACGAAGTACAGCATCTCTATCAGTTCTGCTTACAGCCTTATTCAAATCCTTATTGAAAGCATCACCTACAGCAACATGTTCAGCAATAGTGCACTGCTTAAGATTAAACTTATAACGCCTAATCTCACCTTCGGTATCAGAAACATCACAAGTGAAGCTGTCCTCAAGATTAGCAAGCTTCTTGTAGTTCTCTACATCCTCATCACCGATATACTTCCTCTGATTAACCTTGAAGTAATCGATCATCTTGTCGTTGATAAGATCACGGTTAACTCTTCTCAGCTTACCCAGATCAATCTTCTCAGAATGAATGTGGCCACAGTTAGGCTCACCGCAGACATAGTTAACCGTAGTACCAGCGGGATACATCAGGCAAGCAAGTGCCCAAACGATAACCTGATAGTCCTGAAGAGAAATCTGACGCATAAGCTTATCAGTATCACTCCAATCTTTGTAGTTACTACCGATAATAGCAGCCGGAAGAATTTTCTCAACGATATTCTTATCGAGAGTAAGGTTAGCGAATAGATAATACCAGCCGCCGTACTCCTTGCCATACTCGTAATCATCGTGAGCTGCAGCTTCCATGTACTGGTCAAGAAGCCTGAGAGGAATATTCTTCAGAGTGAGTGTGATACCAGAGTTCCAAAGAACAACCTTGCGTACGCCACTACCAATAGTAGCGAATACACGATAAGCTTCAGCACCTGAGAAAAGTTTATGAGACTTACTCTCCTCGATATGCTTAGACGAAACTCCAGCAGAACCTTCACGAATACCATCAATCTCGTTAACAAAATGAGCGGGGTTGGCTTTCTTCAGTGCATCCTTGCCATCTTCATTACCTGCTGAGTAATAATTCAAAGCGTTTCTTGCTGAATGATACTCCGAGGTATAATCATCGACTACTTTGGCAAAATGGCCAATACCATCCTGCAAAGAACGGGACGCAATATTCTCAGCATAGTCTCCAATATTGTCAGCCTCGCTCAGAGGAATGCTAAGACGAATCTTATCGATATTGTAGGTCTTGTTTTCTTCCTTCTTAGATTTCTTATACTCTTTGTATTCCTTAAGAATACTTTTAACATCAATTTTGTTGTCGCTCTTAAACGCAGCCTTCTTCTCGTCACCGTAGGCTACATCATCTTCAGAAATACTAATCTTAGCGGACTCAGCCTTATCAGTTTTCGGTGCAGTACCGGTCTGTACTGATCCAGCCTGAGCAGTTTTAGGATCATTGTTACTCATGTAAAATCACCTTAATGTTAAGAATTCAAAAGATTTTTGTCTAATTCGATATCAAGTCGAAGAGGTATAAGCCTAACATTAGGCCTAATACTGCGTACAGTAACGAAATCATCAGTATATTGGTACATAGCCTGTATACTTGATCCATCGTCAGTCCAAAGATATGCTGCTAATGTATACGGCTTCTTGACTTTACCCAGAAATTGTTTATAACTGGGTATCGACAAACCGTCAAACATTATCGAATACATATCTGTGTTGGCAAATAGTCCAGTTGCAGGCTCTGTAAAATTATCAGATTTAATCAGAATACGATATACCTGATCATCTCTGTTAATTAAAGACTCTATATTAACAGAATTGTGATTGTAAACAGTACGATGTTTATCATCGCCGACCTGTCTCGCATAATTATACCAAAAAAGGAGTTGAGATAAAACATGAAAATCTTCGACTCGTGTGCCGATGAGATGTTTCAGTGGATCGTACTTAACTCCTTTCGGTGTCATAATAATACTCTTACATTGAACGTCAGTTGACAGTAATAAATCAGCTGGATCGTTATTATTCCATAACGCCATCAGACGCGGAATATGTATACCGTAATATACTCCTTCAGGTATACCAAGTAACCGCTTCATTTCGTTGATGAAAGCCCCATTATCGTGGAACCACATCATGTGAAACGATAATTCTCCAACTGCATGGTTAGTTAAGCGATCACCATGCTCATTACCTTTCTTGCCAGTAGTACTATTAGACAATACGATAACATTACTATCAATGTTAAAATACGCATAATTCATGCGTTTGGCACTGATACTAGATAAATACAATTTAGCTAAAGCGTATACATCCAAAATTTTATCGTTCATAATAAACTCCAACGATTCCTATCTAGATATATCGTTTTAGTTAGTAAGTATCTATCTAAGCGTTCTGTTCATTAAGGATCTTATTAACTGTAGCTGCATCAACACTGACTTCCTGATCATCGTTAGTGTTTCCTTTAGCTGCACTCGGAGTAGCAACAATCTCTACTTCCTGATCCTCAAAGGTATTACCTTTAGCAGCGGGCATATCTACAGCAACATCGTGAAGCGGGTGAGTAGCAGGACTACGTTCAGTAGTAATCATATCAGTCTCCGGGGTATAATCTGCTTCAGCAGGAATAACTTCATCTGGATCTTCATCAGCGGCCAGATCATTTGGCTCAACAGAGAGAACAACCTCCTTAGGTGGCTCAGGAAGAGGTTCAGCTGGCTTATTCAAAGCAAGAGCTGGAGCATAATAAGCAGTTACGGTATATCCAACAACGTTAGTCTCGAAATCGGTATGCGACGCAAACGATACAAAGCCGTAGCCTTGAATGTTAGAGTCGTCGAGGTTGATCTGAGCAGTAAATGCTAATTTAGAATGAATACTCTCATCATCAGCTAATTTACCAAGAATAACCGAATCAGATCCATCCAGTTTCTTAACGTTCTTCGTGAGATCAAATTCATACTCAACAAATGTACCACGAACGTTAGCAGTATCATTCTTCGGCTTAGATATTAACGCTGCATCCTTTAACTGATCAATCTGAAGCTCGAAAAGCTCCTTGTCGTTGTCAAGGCTTAATTCAACTACAACAGAATGCAGCTTTACACTATCATCTACTTTATGAGACGAGCCAGATACATCAAACGAGCTCAGCGTAAACAGATTAGCGCTGGCATTAGTTCTAATAATACCGTCTAGAAGAAGTACACCATCAATATCGTTAACAGTCAGAGGAATAAGCTGAGTCTTCTTAATTACGTCGAGCGGGTTAACCACTACATCAGATTTGCTGTCAGCCTGTGCATCGATGATTTTATTAAGGGCATCAGGATCAGCTTCTATTTCCTGATTAGCTGCAGCTGACTGCTGTTTAGCTTCTTCAGCAATAGGGTTAGTCTCAGGATGCTCAATACTGAGAATAAGATCACGGATATCTTTGTGGGCAGTCTCAGCCTTATCGACGATCTCAGACAGAGCAAGAGTAATAACACTAAGATCTCCGGATGCTTCAACAGCACTAACTAACGCTCCAGCACCGGCAACCTCCTTATCCTTGAATCTATCGGTTAGAGAAGCTATGTTAATTAGCTTAGGCTGAACTTCCGTAGCTATCTTATCCAGGCAATCGTTATAAACCTTGGTAGAGAGCTTAGCATATTTATCAGGATCGCTATCCTTCAGATTCTCAACATACTTAACCTCACCTATAAGTCCAGCCTTAATCTGTTCCTTACGATAAATTAAATCAGCTATATCGCTGGAAACAGTATCGAAGAAACTCTTAGTATCCTTAAAAGCTCGATCCTCATTCCTATCCAGCTGGCGTGCGGCTGCGTTGACTAGTCTCTGAGCAGCCTTCTGCTGGCGAATACGTTCTCTGCGAGCAACAGACTTCTTAATTTTCCTTTTAGTTGTCATTAGTTAGCCTCATTTGCAATGGGTTAAAAATAATGTCCTGTATCATGTTCCTGCAACATACAAAATAAAAATATAAGGTAGTCCGCCTAGGCGGACTACCTTAAGTCAATCTATGAACTTCTCTAAATAATTATTTAGATGCCGAACTTCGAGAGGAAGCTGTCGGGCAGAGTATAACGAAGCTCGTTAAGCATACGATTAACCAGCTTGCCACTGAACCTACGTGAAAGCTTAGCAGTAGCTCTGCGGTGATGGCATGCAGTAGTGATAACATACCTCATCTCAGCCGCAGTATCCTTATCAACACCCTCATCAACAACTACATCAGAAGGAGTGACAGCATCGGAACTCTCAGTCGGGGTATCCTCAGCGCTATCGCTGTCTGCAGCTGCAGACTCATCAGCATCAGAAGTATCCTCTACAGGAGTCTCTTCATCAGAAGAGGATTTAGCAGAATCATCTTCGGCCGGAGTATCGTCATCGGTCTTTTCATCAGGGCCAGCAGCATCGATACCCTCGTCCTCCATCTTCCACCAGGCGGTAGTCGGAGAAGTACCATCGGCGGGAGACTCATCCTGATCGTTGGTGGCTACTGAAGTGAGACCGTCATCCGGAGATACTCCAAGCGGAGTATCAATCTCAGGTGTTCCAGCATTATAGGCCGGATCATCACCCTCAGTACCACTGGAGCTGGTAACGTCATCACCTTCCATATTCCACCAAGCAGTGGTAGGAGAGGTACCATCTGCCGGAGACTCATCCTGATCGTTAGTAGCAACGGAGGTAATACCATCATCAGGTGACTCTCCAAGCGGAGTATCGATAGCAGGGGTACCTGCATTGTAAGCAGGATCATCGGAGTCAGTAGTTAGAGCTTCAGCGCAAAGGTGAGCAGCACGTGCATAAAGAGCTGCACGATTGTTACGAGGTTTAAGCGTATAAGCAACTAACTTGTGAATGATTCTGTGCATAGATGACGGTACCAGATGAAGCGCTACAGCCTTATCGGTAACCTCATCGGCAGTCTTGTAAACTTCATCTGCAACTTGTGCAGGCGAAGCATTGGGATCGGCGTTGCCAGCAGCATCCTTAACGACTTCCTCCATAATAGCTTGGAATGTAGCAATTCTAGCTTTCATACATTCCTTCTCTGGAAGGGTGTCGATAGTATCAGTGCTAGTAAAATCGGTTTCGCCGCCATCCCAAGACCTGGGCTCAAGTTCGCCAGGGTTCATATTACCCAGGTCTTCCATTACGACTCGTCTCTTCATTGAGTAATCCTCTCAGATTAGAAAATACACACGTGTATAAATTCGTGATGCTTTTGCATCCAAAATATGGTTATTTCGTCACGAACTTAGTTATATCATGCTTACAGCTTACACAGCTGTGTAAGCTGCACACGATATAGTTAATCTTAAGAGGGGAGTGGATTACGTCTGAGTGAACTGTTAAATTGTAATCTGTCTCAGACCTAATCCAGGTTATAGTCCTTTGAAAATAATAAATTATCGATACTGATACCACGCAATAGCAAAAACCTAAGGAAACCTTAGCTTTCTTGCTATTTCTATTTTTCAACTCTATACCGATGGTATCAGTATATGGTTATATTTTATTAAAAAATAGACAGTTATTTTGTTCAATGAAATTTTCACAAAATAACTTTCTCTTTTCTCTAAGATCTCTTTACTCTTTATTTTTTGTTAATAGTTAATATATTACGAATACGAAGTATATACGTAGTATATACTGAGTATAAGTAATATATAAATCCTTATTCTTTTTCTCTTTGGTACTTTCTCTTTTTCAAAAACCGGTCGATAATAATATGCGAGTTCAAATTTTGCAGAAAGTTCATCAGGTATGAATTTATATATTACCACATGGATGTGGTTTTAGTTGACCGGTCTATAATTTTTTTGTCAGTTAAAACTTATTGAGGATTTAATTTGTGGATATTGACTTAGGGTTAGTGTTATGAAATTAAATCTCGATTTGCATGCTGAACCGATAGAACGGCCAAAAGTATTAGATTCGTATCGTGAGAACATGATAACTTATTTGGCAACGATTCATCCGGAAGCTTCACGTGAAGTTATTCAGAAATTCGTACAGGATTTTACTAAACAGCGAGCTCAGAAACTTTGGAATAATTTACTTGCTGCGCATACCGATATCGCAAAATATCGGGAGCTGGTTAAGACCGAAGTTATTCCGAAGATGGTCGAAGAAAGAGTTTTCAAATCTGAGGCTGATAAGTTTGATTTTATCAATGCCACTGAAGTTCAGGTTAACGAATTACCGGTCGGTGAACTTTTACGAATACTTCAAAACTATCGGGTTGAGGCTCCTAGTCCTAAATCGATTTGGCCAACTGTCAAAGTTGTCAAAGCCGTAGATCCGAATAACCCGAGGAGTAAAAAACTATCGTACGGTAATTTGGTTGAATTTCCAGAAGTTGATATGCTTGGTTTCAGTAATGACTACCGAACTAAGATTATTAGTCCAGCTGGAAGCATCTATGAAACATCGAACAACGATGTAGCATTCCTGACGAATAAAATTATCAACGATAAAGCTCGTCGTAGTGAACGCAAGAAACTCATGTTGAAATACCGTAAGCTTGGTGATATGGCTAAAGCTAAGATTTATAACAATCAGCAGGCCACCATCAAAATCAACATGAACTCAACCAGCGGCAGTATGGGCTGTAACGGTAACTTCCTGAGCAGTCCAGCGAATTATAACAGTATTACGAGCATTTCAAGATTTTTTATCATGAATGCTTACGCTAACAGCGAGAGATTTCTGGAGAGTAATTTTTACTTCAGAACCGTTGAGCAGCTGTTGAATTTTTTGGTAACTTGCGTGCGGCTAGGCCCTGATGATGCGACAGTCCTGAAAGCTTGCGAAAGTGTTTCGTTACATCTGCCTAGTGCTGATGAAGTTGAAAAATTCCTGATGGATAATCTCAAGCAGTATTGCTTTGAGAAAGATTTGAGTCCGGTACATAAATTTTTGGTACGTTGCACTCCAGCACGGCTTGCATTTATTTTTTATATGAGCAACTTCAAGAACGTAGTCATGACTAACGATACGTTCTGGAGGCCGTGGATGGAGGATATCCTTAGCGATGCTAATGTTGATTACACAAAACAACGAAACCCTAAGGATATCAAGAACGTAGATGGTGATTTGATATCAGTCATCAGTACTGCGTATAACGACTGGCTACCGAAAAACAAAAAAGGCAACAATATCAGTATTTATGACTGTCTTGACCCACAGCCTGAGCAAGGCGTACCAGAAGCGCATCCTGATATAGTTTGTAAATTCCTGGCGATAGCTGAACATATGGAATCTAAACTTAAGCAAGTTGAGTTTGCTTTCGATGTGTTTATGAATCACAAGGTAAGTATTGGCTATGTCGATGAGCATAAGTTCATGTTCCGTAAAGCTATTGGCTTGAGCGATACGGATAGTATTATTTTTACTACCAAATCCTGGGTGAAGTGGTTTAACGGTGATCTGAAGTTTACCAGAAGAGCTTACAGTATGAATGCTTTGATGGTATATTTCTTAACCAAAGCCACGATTTATCTGCAGTACAGGGTTAGCGAAACTTTCAATGCCGTGGGTAAAGACTTACTGACGATGTCTATGAAGAATGAATTCATGATGCCGGTAGTTATAACCACGTCAGCAAAAAAGCACTATTGTAGCCTACTGAAGATACAGGAAGGCGTAGTGTATGCTAAGCCTAGATTGGACATCAAGGGAGTTGGTCTGCGTGGTAGTAATTTTAGTACAGCAACAACGAACTATGTAACTTGGTTTATTGAGTCTACGTTGTATGATGTAACTAATAACGGCGAAATAGATCCGACTGAGAAGATACTTGCAGTACTTCGATATGAACGTATGGTGTACGATAGTCTCACCAGCGGCAATACGGAGTTTCTGGAAGTTGAATCGATACGTACAGCTGAAGAATATGCAGATGCCGATAGGAGTATTTATTTCGGATACAAATTCTGGCAGCAGGTATATTCGGCGAAGTATGGTTCTATCTTGATACCAACTAAAGCTTATGTAGTCGATGTCGACTATAAACTTATGACTAGTAAATCTTACCACGAAAAACTGGTTAAGATGTCCGAGGCTATAGCCGGTCAGTTGGATTTATTCGTTACCTCAATATCTAAGAAGAAAAGTGTTAACCTCGTTCCTATCAACAGCACCCTTGAAAAGGTACCAGCTGAATTGAGAGCGGCGATGCGTATTAGGGATATGGTGTACAAACGTACACGTCCTCTGTACATGATACTCCGCTCACTCGGTATAGTCACTGGAGGTAATCCTGATAAAGACATTATTCTGTTTAGTGATCTTTACGGATGGGTATCTTCGGAAGAAGGTGCTAAAGCACGAGAGCATACTTCATAATTTTTTATATACAGGTAACTATAATTTGAGGCAAGTGCTGAGCTGACCAACACTCTAAACTGATAGAACAGAGTCCCACTGTCCTATCGTTAGCAAATTCCATAATAATTCTCCCTTTGAAACATATCCGCAAAAATCAGCCGTGCTACCGAAAGGTAGTGCGGTTTCTTTTTGTCATTTTCTTTTTAGATATATATTACTTTTATGTTAAGTTACATAAAAACTTAACGGGGTTATATTACGTAAGTAATAGGAGAGGATTATAATGGCTAAATTAAATGAGGTGTATCAGTACAAAGGCCCGTTCACTCTTGCTGAACAGGCAGTTGATTCTGATACCTGTGGTGCCGGTGCATGGCATCTTGTAGATGCTACTGAGGAGGGTGCTGAGGATTACACTCTTCTGTGTAGCTATGTTTTCGAAGAAGCTCATAAGGGCGAGAACACCGTTAGTTGGATTGATGGTACTTTTGCTCTTTTTGATTTACTTAAGTTCGGTAAAGAACTTTATCGTATCAGACGTATTGCCGATGCTGATGGTCAGGTTCGTGGTGAGCGCCTTGGCGTATTTTACTACAACAAGGCTCCGAGTTGGATCATCAATCAGATGATCGCTATAACTGAAATTTATAGCGCCATCTTTGCTCTTGATTTCTTTGTTATACCAATTCTTAATGAAGAGGCGTTTAACATTTGGCTGGGTGATGAGCCTAATCGAATGGATGCTTTTTCAGATTTCGTACTTGTTCCGTTGAGCAGTAAGAGTCTGCTGAAGGGCGTCAATTCTAAATATGCCAAGTGGTTCAAAGAAGAGCCTGAAGATAAAATACTTATTGTTCCGTTCCAGATAGTTGAACTGGATAAGGAGCATGTAGTTATTATGCCAGCAAGCAGCTTAACGAAGTTCTTTAACGCTTGTTTTAAGTTCCCTTTGGATGTATTTAAGAAACTTGTTCTGTCTCCTAATACTGATGCTGATACTATGCCGCTAACACTACTTAGTGTTACCACTAATTCGCACGACATTGATAGCGTGGAGGATAAATCGTGAAAGTTTGTCCGGTTTGCGGTTCGTTGGTGAGAACTCTTGTTCAGGTATCCGCTGAACAAGATGAAGCTGGTTATTGGCATTTAGCTACGGAGAATACGAGATTTAACCAGGCCGAGATAGATGCTAGCTGCGAAGCTCCTGGCAATCCGTGCATTTGCACTAATTCTCATTGTGGCATACCTCGTATCGACGATGACACACTGATAAACCCAGCTACTTATGGGTTGTGCGTGTATAGCTATGTACCAGCTTGGATAACCTATTCAAATAAGCTGCCTTCTGAGAAAGAAGCTCTCATGGCTAAGTATAATACCAGAGAAAGTTTACCGGATGGTCTTCGGGAAGAGTATGACCGCTGGTATGCTAGGCTGGTATGGCATCCTTGGGTAGGTACGATGTCTGAAGCTAAAGACCTGTAAAGGTTTATTTAGTTATTACGTTAGTTAGAAGAGCACTTGCTGTTTAGTGCTCTTTATTTTTATGTAAGAGGCTATCGATGCAGTTTGACAATGGAAAGCCTATAGTAACTATTTATACTGATGGAAGCTTATGTAGTACTTCTAAGTTTGGAGGATGGGCAGCTGTACTTATTTCGCTTAACCCTACATATGCTAAAGAAATAACTGGAGCTGAAGCGAATACAACTATTCCTAGAATGGAACTTTTGGCTGTAATTAAAGCTTTAGAAGAGTTGAATAGAGGTTGCGATATTCATCTGTTCAGCGATTCTCAGTATGTTATTTTCGGAATAAGATTACTTCCGTTTTGGAAAAAAAGCGGTTGGAAAAAGAAAGATGGGGCTTTAGTAGCTAATCAAGATTTATGGCAGAAATACGATGATTTAGTGAATAAATTTCACCATAAAGTTAGAGCTAATTGGGTTAAAGGCCATTCAACTAATTATTATAATAATAGATGTGATGAGCTTGCTGTACAAGCTCGTAAAGTATTTGCCGGCGAAATTAACCGTGATAAAAAATAAAGAACTACGTAGCTCCTTACGGAGCTACGTAGCCATATGCTTATTTTTTTTTTACTCACTCTCGCCACTAGAGCTTTCGTCTTGTGCTTGCGGATTCATTATTCTCTTCATATGTGGGTTGTTACCAACGTCTGTATTGAAGAAGTATGCAAGTACGGTCTGGAAAACACATCCGATCAGTATACCGCCGAAAGCATCAGCAAAACGTTGATTGGCTGTAGGTATTTCAAAGAATGTAAGTGCGAAGATGTATATCAGTGAAAATACTACAAGGAACCATCCTAAGAGGTATCTGGTAAATGTGGATTTGACTAGTTTCTTTTGAT